AAATAAATATGGTCATTCACCATTAACTATAAAGGTTATTAATTATTTAAATGAAAAATGTTCATATTGTTTTGAAAAGTATTTGATCGAATTAATAGGGAGAAGAGATTTAAGTTTAGGACCTTTGACAAATCTTACAAATGGTGGGGAAGGAATGTCAGGATGGAAAAGAAAAACTCCTATATCAGAAGAAACTAGAAAAAAACTTAGATCATTTAGAATAGGAAAGAAACATACGAAAGAAACAATAGAAAAAATTAAAAGAAATCATAAAGGTTTTAAAGGTAGAAAACATACAAAAGAATCAAAAGAAAAAATAAGTTATTCAGTACCTAATAGAAGTGGTGTTAATAATCCAATGTATGGAAAGAAACAAAAAATTGAAACAATAGAAAAAATTAAAAATATTCTTAAAGGAAAATTTATAGGAAAAAATAATCCTATGTTTTCTAAGAAGCATAATGTTAAATCTATAAATAAAATGAAAGAAAAGAAAAGAGGGCTAAATAATCCAACTTTTAACAAAATAATGATTAATAATTATATTATAAATAAATATATTAAAAAAGAAGAATTACAAAAATATTTAGATTCTGGGTGGATTAAAGGAAAAATAAAAATATTAATTAATAATTAGAACAAATAATAAATTATATATTGATGGGAGGAACATTCTATGAATCATAAACTTAAAAAACAATTAACAATTATTGAACAAACCATGATTAATTTAACCTCATTAGTAGATCCTATAAAGGATGAAAAAGAGTTTGAACATATCATAAATAAAAAATTTAGAGACAAATTCATAAATGATAAACCAGAATGTTTTCTCCCTCTTTCTATTATAAATAAAGGAATTAGGCCATTTTTTCCAATATGTAATAGATCAGGTGCACAAGATCAAAAGCTTATAGATATTTCAAGAAAACTAGCTGACAAATTATTAGGAGATGAAAGATTTGATCAAAAACAACTCAAGAATGTATTAATAAAATTAAATCTAATGAGAAAGCAAGGGAGTGGTTTAGGACCTATATAAAATATGATTAAATTTTTAAATTTGAGAAATTACATAAGAACTCTTGATCCTGTTACTACAACAGATTTTTTAACTAGAGAAGGTGCTTGGCATGATGAAGGTTTATTTTCTGAAAAAATATTCGGTGCAGATGGTACAATGGATAGAAAAAATAAACAATCATATATAAATCTAAATGCTAAAGTTATACATCCATCAGCATTAAAAGTTTTACATCAACTAGACCAAAAAATTAAAAAATTTATATCAACTGAAGCATCATTCTCATTAGATAAAAATGGAGTTTTAATTGAAGATCCAAAAGGTGTTACAGGTATTAAAGAATTTATTAAAATATTTCCTAAAATAAAATTTAGGGGAGAAACTAAAACTAGAGAAAAATATATTAAATTATTAGAAGAAGCATATGAAAATGAACTTTTATTTATTCAATATCTTCCAGTAATTCCTCCAGATTTTAGACCAGCATATCGTGATGAAAGAAATCAATTAGTTATTGATAAATTAAATGAAGTATATCTTACTGTCATAAGAAGAGCATTTCAAATGAAATCTTCTGGTTCTGGTCCATTATATGACCTTCTTAATTTTGGGCTGCAGTCAGCAGTAATAGATCATGATAATTATATAAGATTAAAGCTTCAAAAAAAACAAGGATTGATTAGACAACAAATTTTAGGTAAAAGAATTGACTTTTCAGGAAGAGCTGTTATTACCCCAGATCCAATTTTAAAAATAAATGAGATAGGTATACCTTTCAGAATAGCAGTTGCTATTTTTGAACCATTTGTCATTTTTCAACTTTTACACTCTGGAAAAACTGACAAGGCTGAGTTACAAAAAGAAATTAAAGGTTATACTAACATAGATTTATCTATAGAAACTATACATAGTATATTTAAATCTATAAAACAAGGTGATAAAATTCCAGATGGTTTATATAATATTTTCTTTGAAGCAACTAAACTTGCAATGGAAGGAAGAGTAGTTTTAGCTAAAAGAGATCCGGTTCTACAGGCTGAATCATATAGAGGTTTTAATCCAATTTTAACCAAAGGTGATACTATTACAATTTGCAACTTACAAGTTGGTGGATTTAATGCTGACTTTGATGGAGATCAAATGGCAATATATCATCCACTATCAGATGAAGCTCAAGATGAAGTTAAACAAAAACTTATGAGAGTTGAAACTGGTATTTCATCAAATTCTATAAACTTTGGCTTATCTAAAGAAATGTGGGTAGGTTTATATATACTTACAAAAAATGTGGGGATTAAAAATTCAGCTCTTGAAATTACTAATGATGATATGTCTTCTATAAAGGATCCATATATTACTGTAAAATATAGAGGAAAAATAACTACTGCAGGAAAGGCTATTTTTAATAGCTGTTTTCCCCAGGACTATCCTTTTATTTTTGATCAATCTACTAAAAAATTAATATCTAAAGAAATTTTAAATATTATAACTAAGTATAGTTCTGATGTAGCTAGAGAAGTTACATATAAATTAGAACAAGTAGCATTTAAATGGGCAACAATAATTGCTCCAAGTATCTCAATTAAAAATTTAATTCTTCCTAAAGAAATTATGGATTTAAAAATTATTTTGAATAAATCTACAAGTATAGAAGAAGCAGATAAAATTATAGCTAGTGCTAAATCTAAAATTGAAATATTTTTAAAGGATACTGGATTTGGAGATATTGTAGAATCAGATGCTGCAAAGGGATGGGATCAACCTACTCAAATCCTATTTGCAAAAGGTATTATTTCTGATCCTACTGGAGAAAAACTTTCAGTAATAAAAGGATCATTTTCTGACGGTCTATCAAATGTAGATTTTTTTGATGCAGCATCAGGAGCAAGAAAAGGTATTATGGACAGAGTTCTAAATACTGCTGATACCGGTTATATGTCAAGAAAACTTGCATATTTATTAAATACTGTAGAAGTTGATAGACAACTAATAAATTGTAATACTAAAAGAACATTAGATTTAAAAATGGACTCTGATTTAGCAAATAGATTAACAGGTAGATTTGTGATTAAAAATGGTAAAACACAAGAGTTTGATAAATCTATGTATAAAGATGGAGATACAATAAGATTAAAAAGTCCAGTTTTTTGTGAAAGTCCAAAATTATGTCATACATGTTATGGTAGATTAATTGAAAGACACAGAAGTCCATATGTTGGAATTATAGCTGCCCAGATTATAGGTGAACGTGGTACTCAGTTGATAATGAGGACATTTCATACAGGTGGAGCAGTAACAATTATTAAGAAAAATATAATTAATGATATTATTAGTAATGATCCTTTAGTTACAAAAGATATAGTTATTAAAAATTTATCTCAAAAAGAAAATCAATTAATAGCAGAAAATGATTGTTCTTTACTTCTAGATTTAACAGATGATTATACTGAAAATGAAAACCTGATAATAGATGAAGAAAAAGGAACAATATGGGTAAAAAGTATAATCTCAAAAATTGAATTCAAGGATTCTTTTTTTAATCTAATTTTAGATTATCCTTGTGAAATTGAAATTAAAGAAATGAATAAAGTAAATAAAGAGTCTATAAGATTAAATTTTAAATCTAGAGAAATGATACTTATTGCATCATTAGAAGCCGCAGAATTAAAAGGTCAAATATTATATGTTGAAAGATTGATAAGCGGTAGAGAATTAGTTAAAGATCCCTCACACTTATTTAGAAAACTTATGAGAGTTTATGCACCTACTAGTAGTATAGATGCAGTTCATTTAGAGGTTTTAGTATCACAATGTCAAAGGTATAGAGAAGACCCTAGATTTCCAGCTCGACTTGGTAAAGTTTGGGATCCTATAACTATTAATATGAAACAAGTAATATTTAATGAAGGATTTATACAAGGTTTAGCTTTTGAGAATATAAATAACGCTATAAGTCAGGGGTTAATAGGAGAGGACAAACCAGAAAATTCGGTTCTAGAGAAACTACTTCTTGGTACATTAGTGACAAAGGAGAAACGAAAATAATGATAGTATTTAATTTAATTAGGCAATATTCCCAAAAAGTATCTCAGATCAAATTTCCAACAGATAAAGACCACCCTTTTTTTATTTCTTATTTAAGTGAGAATTCTACATTTGTTGAAGATTTACCTAAATTAAAATTAAGATGGATTGATTTACATGATGTATTTATACCGTATACTAAAATTCCTTTCACTAAATATAAACCACAAGAAGATAGAAAAGGTTTTAGAGACCTAAAATGGTTTCCACATTCAACTAATGAAAAAGTTCCATCTGGGAAGAGTATAGTATTTGATTACTCAAAATTTATAAAAGAAATTGAGAAAAAATTTAATCCAAAAACTTGGAGAATGAGAGCAGGAAATCTTTTAAAAAATATGGTAGTTAAATCTTTTTCTACAGTTCCTGACAATTATAAAAAAGTTTTATTATATTCAATTGATACTTCAAAACCTCATAGAGATTTTATGGATAGAAAAATATTTCCCATTTTACTTCAAATAAGGGACGGAATTTTACCATATGATCATTTACTTTTATGTGTTATAAATGGTAATAGTTGTTATTATAGATTGATTATTAAAGACAGACAAGTAAATATTGGAAGAGCTAGGGCTTTATTAAGAAATATAGCATTTGAAGACTCAGATAGTGATTCAGATACTGAAGAAGTTAAACAAGTTGCTGATATTATTTCTAAAAAAGTTGAAATTCATATTAAACCAGAAAATAAAGAAAAAGTACATTCTATAGTAAAATTATATTTATCTAGGCAGCCAGAGGAAATAGAGAAAGTATTATCTAGTGAAGATCTTTCTGATTATCAAGCAGTACAAATAACTACTTCTGCATTACTTACATCTTTGCAAGGAAGTTCAAGAAGAGCTAAAGTTATATCAAAAAATATACCAAATGAGAAGAAAGTATCTGCTTTAAAAACAATAGATAAAAATCTAATAGATGAAATTCTTAAACCACAGAAGGCAATATCTACTTCATCCGAGATAATAGTTCAAGTTATAAATCCTTCAAAAGCTGTAGACGAAAAAACTCCAACTCATATCTTTGATAAAAGACAAATAGATTTTAAAACAAATCTTAAAAAAGATGTCGAAAATATATTTAATGTTCTTAAAGTAAAAGATATGCCTTTATTTGTTGATAAAATTGAAATATTAGACAAACCGTCGAAAAGTACTGAAATTGCAAAATCAGATGAAAGTACTATTGAAGCTAATCTAAAGGACTCGGAGGGAAAGATACATAAAGTTAAAATAGATATTCCTAAAATAAATCTAGATGGTACCTTTACAGTTAATGGTAGAAAGAAATGTTTAGTTAACCAAATTATTTTAATACCTATAACATTTCCTAAGCTATATGAAAGTAGATTTTGAATCATTTTATGCAACATTTAGAATCAACAGTGTAAGAACTAAAAGAGAAAGTTATTTAATATCTTACATGGGTTCTTATTGGATTCCATTATTTTTAATATTATCATATGCATTTGGTTTTGATGAAGTATGTAAAAAATATGGTATAACATATTCGATAACTCAAATAAAACCAAAGAAAACAGTTCTATTTCATTCTAGACTTGATAAAGATAATTATATAATTTTTGGAAATATAGATACTACACTTAAGGAAGAATTATGTCAGTCGTTTGTGCATGCCAATATTTATAAATTAGGAATTAAAAAAGAATTTAATTCAGAAGGATATTTTACTGAAGTAATTACAGAATATACTGGAAGAATTAATTCTACATATAGAATTGAAGAACAAGTAGACAATATAGTAGACCCAGTTTCTAAACAAATCCTTATAAATAAACAACTACCATTTAAACTAGAAGAAATTATGTACTATATGTCTTCTAAAGTTATTAATGGATTTAAACAAGATAGAAATGATCTAGAACAACAAAGGATAAGAAACTCAGAAGTTTTAGTTCATTTAATTTTAAAACAAATCTTAGCATCATATACTACATATAAAGAACAGATTTTATCTGGAAATAAAAAAGCAAAATTTGAGTTATCTCAATCTGAAGTATTAAATACATTTATAAATAATTCACAAATAGTTGTTGATATGGAATATGCTAATCCAGTAGAAGAAATGTCTACTATGACAAGGGTATCACCGGTAGGTAAGAATGTTGGTGGTATTCCAGACAAAAGATCATTACAAAATGATGCAAGAAATGTTCATGATAGTTATTTTGGAAATATAGATCCTTTAGATACTCCAGAAGCAGAAAATGTTGGTATAGTACAACATCTGACAGTAGATGCATTTATAACTTCTTCTAGGGGACTGTTTAGTAAAAAAGAAAAAAATAATAATATTAAATCAGGTATGTTATCAACGAGCGTTTCCTTGATTCCATTTGTTGAAAATAATGATGGTGCTAGAGTAATGCTTGGTGCAAACCAGGGAAGACAAACTATACCGTTAAAAAATCCAGAACCTCCTTTAGTACAATCAGGATATGAATCTTTATTAACTAATGTATTATCTGAAAATTTTATAAAAAGAGCACCATGTGACGGAAAAATTATTAAAATTACTAGTGATTATTTAATAATGACATGTAATGACGGAAAATCAAAAATTGAAATTCTTTTAACACCATCTCATTTAAGATCTGGATCTGGAAAAAATACATTAAGTGTATTTAAACCAGTAGTTGTAGATAATCAAAGTGTTAAAAAAGGTCAAATTTTAGCGGAAGGTAGTTTTATATCACAAGGTTCTATATCATTAGGAAGAACTTTACTAACTGCTATAATGCCATATAAAGGATATAATTTCGAAGATGGTATTGTAATTAGTGAAAGTTTAGCAAATAGTGATAAGTTAACATCTCTCCACGGAATTCAAATTGATATAACTATTTCAGAAAAAGATAAATTAATTTTTATTAATAAATTGGGTAAAGAAACAATTAAAGGAGAACCCTTACTAAGAAAAGTTGCTGGAGAATTAGGTGAAATAATAGGATTTGAAGATGAAGAAGCTGGACAAGAAATGGCTGCAGGTCAATTAATTAAAAAATCTCCTGGAGGTAAAATAGTAGACATTGAAGTTTTCTCTAATGTTTTTGATTCTAAATTCCCACAATTAAAAGAATTATCAATAAGAACTGATAAAAGATATAAAAGAGATAGTAACGAAAAATATACTGAAAAGGGAATACCTATAGATGGTATCTTAGTAAGATTTAAAATTGAGCAAGAGATGACTATTGGAATTGGAGACAAACTTACTAATAGACATGGTGCTAAAGGTATTATTTCATATATTGAAAAAGATGAAAATATGCCAATAACTCCGTGGGGAGAGAAAGTAGATATTATAGTAAATCCAATTGGTATTATAGGAAGAATGAATGTTGGGCAATTATATGAACTATACACAGGTTTAATATGTAGATCATTAGCATATAAAATTAGCCTATTAAATGATAAAAATAAAGTAATTCCAATTTTAGATAAGGTTATGACTATGTTAGACACATCAAAAAATAAAGAGATGGCTAAAAGATTTATGTTAAATTTTAGATCATTGAGTGATAGACAATTTAAATTATTTATAGATCAAATAAAAAATAGAAAGGGAATGTCTTTAATAATTCCTCCATTTAAAGCACCTAGCAATCAAGACTTAATAAAAATCTTAAATTATTTAGACTTGAAACCTGCATATAAATTAAAATTGCCTGAATTTAATATGAATACTTTTAATGAAGTTCCAGTTGGGTTTATGTACTTTTTAAAATTAGAACATATAGGAAGAGAAAAAATTCATGGAAGAAGTGTTGGACCTACAGTTGCTAAAACCCAACAACCAACTGCTGGAAAGCAAGCAGAAGGTGGACAGAGAATGGGAGAACTAGATACTTATAGTTTTATAAGTTATAATGCATTAAAAACATTAAGTGAATCATTTGGTCCTTTATCTGATGATATAAAATCGAAGAATGAAATGTTGTCTGAAATAGTAACTACTGGACATGCTGAATTTAAGGAACCACAGATGGTTCCTGTTAAAGATCTTTTAAATTTTTATTTTACCAGCTTAATTCTTGAGAGGAGATAAAAATGTTAGATAATGAAAGTATATTATATGGTCTAGCTACAACTCAACAGCTGGAAATGGATGATGAAGACTTTGATATAGTTAAAAAAAATGCTGAAATACAATATGATTATAATAATCTTTTAGATTCTATAGGAACATCTGAATTTAAGGAGACTTATTTAAATTTTATAATATCTATTCAATTTTCTCCATTATCAGAACAACAAATATTAGCATCAAATATATTACAGAAAATACAAGAATTATATAATTATGAGTTTAGTCCGGACCCAGATATTATAACTTCAATACAAATTAAAAGAGTATATGAATTAATTAGTTTTATAGAATATGATAATAATGATTTTATATCAACAGTATGGCAAAGACTTAACATAGATCTCAAAGATTTTGACTTTAAAGAATTTTGTAAAACCAATACTAAAAGAGTAACAAATGCAATAGAAAAAATAGTTTTTGATATGCAATTTGGAACTATGAGTGACGGTATGTTGACTAAAATTTTTTTAAGAACATATTATAAAAATGGTTTATTAAATATGTTTTCAAGAATGACAGAAAAGAATAAACAACTTATTATTCTAAAAATGAGAGAAGGAGAACTATATGGAAGCGGAGAAAAAAGTATCGAAACTAGTAATAAAGAAGGGTAGTTTTAAGGTAGAATTAAATAAAGACGAAATGATTTCAGTTGAAGCAACACATGATGGTATTGTATTTAATTTTAAACAAGGTTTACAATTATATTTTACTGATTCAAATATGCCATCAAATTATAAAAATAGTCTTAAAGCAGCAATAAATCAATATAGTGGATCAATTGTTACAGTCGATTTAAATAATCCATCAAGAGCAGTAAGCGTAGAAGTTTAAAAAATATTATTATCTTAGAATCTTTATATATATTAATTAGTAGGAAATATTATTTATTTTAATTTAGAAATAAAGGAGGAGTAGTAATGGTATAATGGTCTTAGTTTTTTGTTCTAAAGTTTATTAATTTATCGAATTGTGAAGGAGAAAAATGAGTAGTCAAATTGTACTAGAAAAGTTTATTGAAGAGATGAAAGTAGACCTATATCCTGTAACACTTTTAAAGTTCATTCTGAATAAGAAGAAGATTCTAAAGTATTTTCTTAATGCTAATGATCCAGAGTTTAAATTAAAATCTAATAAACAAATTACAATGGATCATAAAGACTGTGAACTATGTAAGTCTAAAGAAAGCGAAGGAATTCTCTGTAGGCAACATACATCTATTCATCGTACCATGTCTGCAAAGAAGGTAGTAAAAGATACAGATACAGATATTTATTTTTTCAAAAATGAAATTTTTAAGAAAACTACAGATAAACTAGTAATAATATATTGTCCTCATACTAAGCTTTTAAAAGGTGAAGTAACGGATGAAAAGGTTAGAAAAATTAATCCAATTACAATCATAGATAATTCAATTGAGCTTCCTAATTATGAAATAGTAGAAATTTCATCATCTGTATTACTGAATAGTATTTGTCGTTGTTGGTTTAATAATGAATTTAGTATTTTATCTATACCGAATAATAGTAATAGTTCTGATTGGGCTATTACGTCTAACAAATAATTGGGAGGTTAAATATGGGGTATGAAGAAGATTATGCAGGATTAGCTGATTCTGGTTTTGAAGGTGGAAAAGAACAAGTAAAACCAGAAGACGAATTTTTCCATAGTTTGTATATTTCAGGAAAACTTAGAAAGAATCATCTTCTAATAGATGAACAACCTGGGAAGTTACAAATTAGAGGTGTTAAATATAACCTCGATGAAGTACATATGATTATTACTAATGTAAAGAAGGTTTTAGTAAAAGAAGAGAAAAAGGACGGAAGAGATACAACTACATGTTTCTCATTTAAACAGGGAAATTCACCATATAAAGGAAATAGCGGTAATACATGTGGATTAAATTCTGCTGAAAGAGCATCTTCGACCTTTTGTTCAATATGTAAGGAACAAATAATTGTCTCTGGAATTCTTAGTTCAAAAGAAGGAAAACCAGAATTATCACCTGAAAATAAACCGATTTTTGTATTCTTAAGAGCTAAGGGAATGAAGTATTCTAATATTGGAAATTATTTATCAGATCTAGTAAAATTGGATTTATCACCTATCATAACTCCAGCAACAGAAGAATCAAAGAAATTTGAGAAAATTGCAGTTAATAATAAAAGATTTGTAACTTCAATAAAAGTAGGTACTGCTAATTCAAAACATGGAATTCAGCAAGTATTTGATTTAACTAAGGGAAATCAGCTTAGTGACAATGATGTTAAGAAAATTTTAGAAATTGCAAAAAAGACAGTAGAAAAGTTTAATGAAAAATTTGACTGGTCTAAACGATCAAATTCTACATCTACTGGTTATGCTCCTCAAGCTTTAGCAGAAAATCAATTTGAAAGTAAAAAATCAGAAGAAACAACAAAGAAGGAAAATTCAAATTTTTCTTTTGACGACATTCAGTTTTAGTAGTAAGGTTATAACATAAAATAGAGAAGGGACAATTATCATCCCTTCTCTATTTTCCTCTAATAAAAATAAATTACTGAAGGAGAATGTTCATGTCAAAGACACAAGAAGTAAAACATGTTGAAAAGCTTGGGATTCCAACTCTTGGGATTGATGGTATTAGAAAACTTATTGAAAATGATGTACGTCTTTCTATTGTTGCAATGGAAAAAGGTATGAAGTTTGAAAAGTGTACCTTTCATATTATCGGACCTGCTGGAGTTGGAAAGACCCAAATTTGTTATCAAATTGCAGAAAATCTCAGCAAGTTATTTAAAGTAACCTTTGAAGTAATGATGATTAAAGCTCCAGTATTGAGCCGTGATGATATGATTATTCCATTTCCAGTCATAGATAATGGAAGAACTGATTTTAAAATGTTATATTCAGATTTTATCCCGAAGGAAAAGGACTCATATGGATTATTCGTTATAGATGAATTTTCTAGGGGTGATCATACATTTCAACAACTTATGTGGCAAGTACAAAATGAATATTCTCTTCATTTACATAAATTCCCAAAAAAATGGTTTGTTATTTCAATTGATAATCCTGACGACCAGGAATATTCAATGGATACTCTTGAAGATGCAGCTGGTATGAGAAGAATGATTCATGTGTATGTAGAAGTAAATCCTTTAGAATTTCTTAACTATGCAAAAAAGGCTCAAATACATCCTTTGATTATTGATTATATTGAGGCAAAACCTGATAAGTTATATGATTTTGAATCTCAGAAAAAGGGAGCTGTATATGCTAACCCTGCATCTTGGGAAAAGTTGTCTGATCATCTAAAGAAATTCGATTTAGATGGTGGATGGAATAAGCATATGGATGAAATCGATGTTATTTCTTCAGGCTTAATAAATAGTCATCATACTAGACTATTTAGAGAATTTGCAATGGATTTAAAGGATGTAACACCAAAAGATATATTCAATAATTATAATAAGGTTCGTCCTATCGTATTAGAATTTGTCAAAAAGGGAAACAATACAAAACTAGCTGAAATTGTAAAAGGCTTCTTTACATTTATATCAAATAGCAGGCCAGTATATTCTGAAGTAGAACTTCTCAATATTATAAACTTTTTAACTGATATGCCGATTGATACAGCAGCTGTATTTATTACAGACGTTGATAATCTAGGTAGAGGTTCTGAAGAATATAAATATATGACTAAACTACATGTTTCATCGATAAAATATGATAAGTATAAAACAGATTTTTATGAAAAATTAGCAAATATTTCTGACAAAAAGATTTCTGGTAAGTAAGAAGAGATATATAAATATATCTCCATATTATATATATAGAGAGGATAAATGGAAGATACTGAGGATAGGTTAAAAGAATTAATTGCGAGAATGGTTCTCAGAACATCTTATTGGGGGTTCTTATTTTCATTAATTAGAAGAAAATCAAGCGACCAGTTTCCAGCACCAATGGGCGTGGCCCCAAATCGTGACGGAACTATAACTTTATGGTATAACCCACAATATGTAGATAAAACTTCAGACAATTCGATCCTTAAAATTCTTGAACATGAAGGAATGCATTTATTAAATCAACATGTTCCCAGATTAATAAGAATGATTGGAACTGAATCAGATCCTGTTAAAAAAAGTATAAAAATTAAAGTTTGGAATTTAGCATCTGATTGTTGTGTAAATAGTCAAATGAAAATGCCAAAGGAACTTGAAATATGTGGGATTACGGTGAAGCTTTGTTTTCCTGAAAAGTTTAAATTACCAGCAGGTAAAGCATCTGAATGGTATTATGATGAATTGATGAAAAGTGCCGAAAAATTAATGGAAGAATTATCTAAGTGTCCAAATTGTGGAGAACCAAAACCTGGGCATGGTGATGGTAAAGATGGAAATGGAAATGATAAAAGTAAAGATTTTTGTACTTGTGGTGAAGGGGTAGGACAATTAGCAGACGATCATAGTCAATGGATAAATGATGATGTTAAAAATTCTCCTGACCAACAATCTTTAGCAAGAAAACTTGAAATGAATACTGCAAATACAATTCGAGAATCTACTAGAAGTTTTAAACAAAGAGGAACTTTACCCGCCGGGATTGAAGAATTAATTGGTGATATATTAAATCCTCCTAAACTTCCATATCATTTAATCATTAGAAAATTAGTAAAGGGGTCTAGATTAAGTAAATTCAAACCAAGTTCTACAAGAATTAATAGAAAAAGAACTTATACATTTGTAACTGGAAAAAAAATAAATATACCAGATATAAGTCCTTTTCCAGGAAAGAAAAGAGACTTTACATTTAACATAGGAATTCTTATTGATACTAGTGGATCAATGGGACCAGATGATATGCTTGAAGGTCTTTCTGGTATTAAAGGAATTATTGAAAATGATAAAAATGTACAAACTACTGTAATTGAGTGTGATGGTGAAATACAAAAAGAATACATATGTAAAAAAGTTAAAGATATAGATCCTAAAATGAGAGGTAGAGGTGGTACTACTTTAGGACCGGGCCTTTTCAGATTTAAAGAACTTAATCCAGATATTATTTTATGTTTTACTGATGGATATACTGAGAATATAAATAATTATATTAGATCAGATCTTCCTAAGAAAATTGTTTGGGTATTAACCCCTGACGGTTCTGCTGAAGTAGTAGATAGAACTGGTTATGTTGTTAGATTGCCAAAATAAAAATATTAATAAATTGAAATTGTTGTCGGCGAGAATCCGACAACAATTTCATAACTTTAATCTAAGGAGAAAATAATTGTCTACTAAATTTTCAAAATATGTTTTAAAAACTAGAGAATCAGGTTCTAATGAGAATCATTGGAACAGATATACATTAAGATGTGAATGTGCGGACGGCGGTCATGAAATTATTATAGATAGTTATGCTGCAGATAATGGTGAAGTTACATTAAATCTATATCAAAATCTTCATAGTCAAGAAGCATGGTATAGGTATAATAGAACTAATATTAATACTGAAACATTTAAAGGTAAGTTGGAATATATATGGGAATGGACCAAGGACAATATTGATCTTTATAAAAGAAGAATTAAAATAGCAATAAAAATTCTTTTCATCGGAGATGCAATGTTTCAGGGTGATATGTTAATATTAAGTCCAGATCATTTAGAAGAATTTATTGCGGCTTTAACTGAAGTAAAAGATGATATGAATATTTTTTATTCTAAATTAGCAAAAGAACATGAAGAATGGAATAGAAGAAAAAGTATTATATTAAATAAAAATATAGGGAATCTTTAATTATGGAATTAAATAGTTCAGATAAATATAAAGAAATAGATAATTTAATAAATAATAATGTAGATTTATTTTGTAATGAAATAAAAATTACTTTGATGAAAAATGCTAGACTAAAAAATAAAGATAGTTGGTTAGGTTCATCTAAGGAGATATTAATATTAAAATTAACAGAAGAATTTGTTGAATTATTAACTGTTCTAAGACACTCAAATGATCCATATGAAATTACATTAGAAGCAACTGATCTAGCTGCTGTTTCTATGATGATTCATGATAATTATGGAATAAAGTTAAAAAAATAATTGGAGGATATAATTGTTAGAATATAAAGCAAGCGATATACAAGTATTAAATGAAATTGAACATTTACAATTAAATCCAAGCATGTATGTTTCTAGAACTAATGAACCAGGTCATTTAATTGAAGAACCATTTGACAATGCATTAGATGAAGCTTTAGCTGGTCATGCAACAATTATTGAAGTAAATTTAGACACAAAAAATCATATATATTCTGTAACCGATAACGGTAGGGGAATACCAATAGAAAATGATATACCAATTATTGTTTCTACTAAACTATTTTCGGGAGCAAAATTTCGGGACAGAAAATCAGCTTATATGATCTGTTCTGGTTTGCATGGAGTAGGTCTTGTTACTGTATTGGCTCTCTCTAAACAATATATGGTAGAGATCTATAGAAACGGAAAACATGCAAAATTTCTTTTTATTCAAAGTAAATTAAAAGAAAAAATTATCGAATCTTTTAATGGAGATAAGCCTTTTTCAACTAAAATAGAATTTATTCCTGATAAAAAATATTTTAGTACAAATATTCCAGAAGTACATAGAATAAGACAAAGAATATTCTCAGCATCTGTAGAACTTCCTAATACTATATTTAGATTGAATATAGATGGAAATATTGAAACTATTAAATTAGATAAAGACACACATTTTAAGAAAAACTGTCTAAATGATAGTGATGAAACAATATCAAATATAATAGATATTAAAATAATTGATTCAGTAGAATTATTTGAATCTAAATTTTGTTATTCATGGAGTGGTGCTATAACTCCACGATTCATATCTTCTGTAAATCTTCTTCCGGTTCCTGATGGTGGATGCCATGTAAATTTATTTTATGAGTTTGTAAAAGATTATTTCACTGATAAAGGAAAAAAATCTAATTTAAAATTTCAACCAAATGATACATTATGTGGATTACGATCTTATTTTAATTTACGTTTAATTAAACCTGAGTTTTCTGGTCAAGCAAAGTTTAGATTAGATAATAAGAAAGAAGATTTAGAAAGATTTATAAATAAATTAAAACCTACATTTGATGAATATTTTTCAAAGAATCCTCAAGTATTAGTTGATATCCTAGGTCATTTTGAAGATTATAGAAAAAGTATTGACTCTAAGAAGATTAAAGTTTCAAATGGAAGAAGAGGTTCTACAAAATTTACTAAGTTAAGAGAATGTACCAACCCAAATGGAGAATTGTTTATAGTTGAAGGAGATTCTGCAGCTGGTGGTTTTGTACAGTCTAGAGATCCTAGAAAACATGCAATTTTTCCATTGAAAGGTAAAATTCCATCAGCAGTTACTAAAAAAGAAATACTTGAAAATAAAGAAATGTCTGAAATGATTTTATCATTTGGTACTGGAGTTGGACCTCAGTTTGATATTTCTAAATTAAAATATAATAAAATAATATGTACTACTGACGCTGATGATGATGGGGCACATATTGCAGTCTTATTAACTATGAATATTGCTTTATTAACTCCAGAAATAATAAAACAAGGAAAATATTTTATTGCTATTACACCTCTTTATTCTATAAATGAAAAGAAAACATTTATACCACTATGGACAAAAGAAGAGTTAGATAAAGCAGTAAATGATAAAAGAAATATAACCAGATTTAAGGGATTAGGAGAACTTAATCCAGAACAGATAAAAATTTCAATTCTAGATGAAAAAACAAGATATTTAATCCCAGTACATTATTCAGAAAATATGGATTATCTTATAAAATTACTTTCTGACGCTAATGAGAAAAGGAAATTAGTGGAGGCCAAATAGTTATGGAACTATTCATAGAGTTAGGTCCTATATTATTAAATATTAGTATATATTTATGGTTAGTAATAATAATAATTATGATTTTAAATATAATTAAAAAATATGTAATACAAAAACATAATTTTATTTCAAAATATTTGATATTATTTTTACATAAATATAAAATTCTAACTGCAGTATGGATAAAAACAGAAGATAAATTAATTTTAACTTTTAGATCTAATAAATTAAAACCAGATGAAACTAATTTTTCTTGGTGTTATTATTATCCGTTTTCTAATGAAACATATAAAAAAGTATTTCTTTTTAATAATGGAAAATGTTTTAGTATTTTAATTAAAGATAGAAATGGATACTGGAAAGACCATAATTCTATTCACTCAAAAATAATGGAGGTTTAAATGTTAAAGATTTGGATCAAAATTAAGATGACAGTAATTTACTATTATAATATATTAAAATATTATACTAAAGCATTTTTAAATAATTTACTTGACCGTTGTCTTTCATGTTTTTCATATATTTTTCTTATATTAATAACAGTCTGGTATAAGATATATAGAAAGTTTAATAAAGATATTAAATTAGTTTGGATTAAACTGATTGATGTAGAAACTAATAAAAAATTAATTTTTCTGTCTGAAAAAAAAATATGAACCAATAAAAAGATATTATTATTGTAATCCGTATATTATTACTAATGAAGAAATTATTTTAAGTGATAATGGAAAAGCTTTTCCTCTTGAATATTCTTCTATAAAAGATGGTATGTTTTGGAAAGATTATACTTCAATCTCGTTAAAAATAATGGAAGTTTAAAAAATGAGAAAAGAAAAAATATTTAAAAATGATGATGAATTATTTAATTTTGCTGACAAAAATGATTATAGTAATGTCTACATGGTCTTCTGAGGCTAACGATGTTTTAGAAAATTTAGATATGCATCTAAAAAATTTTGGAATTCAAGTTGTTTTGATTATGGCAGTTGATTATTATGCTTATAAAATTGAACCAATAAATATACTTTCTGCAACTAAATTTTATTTGGAAAGAGGCATTAATATTGAATAAAAATAATATGAAATAGAAGGAGGAAACAATTGGATAAAATCATTCCATCTTTTTATGAGCGCTACGGTAGAATGGTAAATTTATCTAGAGCAATTCCTTTAGCCATAGATGGGTTAAAGCCAGTTGAAAGAAGAGTATTATTATCAGTATATGATATAGCAAGAGATAAATTTACAAAATGTGCTAAAATAGATGGACATTGTATAGGTAATTATCATCCTCATGCTTCTGTATACGGAACTATAGTATTATTTGTAAATCAAGGATTTTTAGATGGTCAAGGAAATTTTGGCGCGCATATAGGAGTAGACGATTGTCCTCCTGCAGCAATGAGATATACAGAAGTTAGATTAAATAAAGAAATGTATGATATGACATTTAGACTAGTTAAATATGTTCCATGGAAAGAAGGAGAAATTATTGGGGATCAAGAACCAGAATTTTTGCCAACTATGTATCCTATTTGTCTTTTAGGTAAATATTATACTCAAGGTATTGGTTTTGGATTTAAACCTTTAATTCCATGTTATAAAAAGGAAGATCTACATAAAAGACTTTTATGGTTATTAGGTAAAAGAAAAACTAAACCTATAATAAAACCAGTATCTAATTGTGATATTATATCTGGAGATGATTTATTAGAAAGTTTATTAACTACTGGAAAGGCAGCAATAAAAGTAAAAGGAAAATATACCTTAGAACCACATTTAAATAAATTAATTTTACATTCATGGCCACCTGGTAAAAGTTTTGAAACTCTTTTAAGAAAATTCTCTTTAGAATTAGACTCAAGTGATATTGGATTTCAAGATTTATCAGCTAATGATCAAACTGAGATTGTATTTGAGGTCCTTAAACAAAGAAATAGAGATGTAATATATAAAAGTTTTATAAAGAAAATGGATGAAGTATTAAATGGTTCTATATCATTTGAAACTTTAGTAGTCAAAATAAGTGAAAATAATAATCCATATGTGGTACCAGTTTCAATTGATTCGATGCTTTTAAATACATATAAAATGTATTTAGATGTGAACAAAATAATGTTACAATCTGAAATGAAAGAAACATACTTAGTTATCGACGAATATAAAATTCTAGAAAAAATACGTCCGGAAATTTCGAAAGAAATTCAGAATAAAATAACAAATATAGATATTGTAATTAAAAGAATCTCAGACAAAATCAAAATACCAGAAGATATAATTAGAAATTTATTTGGAAAGTATAGAATCAGTAAGCTTTTGACTCTTGATACTGATACAGAAAATCTTTCCAATGATATAAATAATTATTCAAATAAATTAAAAGATATAAATAATTTCGTTTTAGGACAATATGGAGCGATTAATGTTTAAAGATAAAGATTTAGTCTCTTGTAAACGATGTGACGGAAAAGGAATTAAAAATATTATATTAATTTTAGTTCATCCTTGTGATTCTTGTAATGGTAGTGGTTTAGTTGAATGGATTAAAAATATAGTATCTAAAAAAAGAAAAAGAAAAAATGCAACATTAAAAAATAGATCTCTTATTTTAGAAAATATAATCAAATTAGAAACCGCCTTAAAAGAAGAATTTGAACTTCTTGGTGAAATATATGTTTATGATATTATTGAAGATCTTCATAAGATAGATGAATCTAAAGATATTAACGAGGAAATTAATATTGTTCTCGAAGGTACAGATTTAAAAGATAATTAGAATTATTAAATATAAACAAAATAGTTGAGTAAAATGATATCAAGAGAAAGATACCCAATTAAAAGACAAAATGAAGGTATTGAATTCGCTTCTAGTCAAGTAGAATATTAAGGAGGATGATGTTTTATGTATAAAATAGGAAAGTCTTTTAAGTATGATTCTGCTCATAGAATTTTTAACCAAAATTTAAAAAAATTTAAAAAATCAATAGGATTATCTAATTTTGAAGAAAAATGTAAATGTTTGCATGGGCATACATTTAAAGTTATTATTGAACTTTGTTCTGAATCTTTAGTAGATGATATGATTTTAGATTTTAATTATTTAAAGTTTTTTAAAGATCATATTGATAAATATTTTGATCACAAAACAGTCTTATTTACTAAGGACCCTTTATTACAATTTTATATTAAATATAAAGATGATCTTCCAGAAGAAATTTTTAATGGAATAACAGTAGTTCCATTTAATCCTACCGTAGAAAATATGGCAGAATATTTCTTTTCTTATATTAGTCCTATATTGGAACATACTGATGATATAAATGATATATTTTTATCAAAAGTTAAAGTTTATGAAACAGAAACTTCATATGCTGAATATATGAATGAAACTTATTTCTCATCAAATATATATTCTTTAAAAGATTATCTTTTAAAATAAAAAGAATAAAATGGACAATCTATTTACTATAAATAAAAATCCTATAAAGTTAAAAAAGAGAGCAGGAATCTTAATTCCTAATGAGTATGTCAACTCTCCGTTTTATAGTTATATAAGAGCTAATCTGACTAGGTCATTTTTAGAATATAATACTTCTGAATTGATTATAAATAAATTTTTTCTTGAGTCAGATAAATTTCTTACTATTCCAAGATTTTTTCCAGTACAAGATTATATAGGAACTTATAATATAGAAGATATATCTAATCCTGGACAAGATATTAAAATAAACCATAATATAATTCCAAGAACTGAAACTCAAAAAAAGGCTATAAATTATATGTTGAAAAATGATAGCGGTCTTATTCAGCTTCAACCTGGAGTTGGTAAGACCGTTATTAGTATATATGTTGTGGCCGAAAGAAAAAAGAAAACTTTTATATTAACACATAAAGATTATCTCGCCGAACAATGGATTGGTCCAGGAAAACAAGGAAGTAGAGCAGGTTTTTTAGATTTTACAGATTTGCCAAAAGAAGAAATAGTAAGATTAACATCTTCTAATTTTCAAAATGCTCTTAAACGGTCAATAATAGTTACTACAGACCAAACCTTTATCTCCCTATTAAAGCGTAAGAGAAAAGAGTTCTTAGAAGCTCTACATAAGGCTAACATAGGGATTTTGATTGCAGACGAAGTACATACATCTGTCGGAGCTCCTACCTTTTCTGAATGTTCTATTCATATACCTGCCAAAGTTGTTTTTGGTTTAAGTGCAACTCCATATAGATATGATGGAAATGGAGATATAATTAAATATCATATGGGTCCATTATTTTCTGAAGATGATTCATCTGGTACTATGGATGCAAGAGTGTCAATATTTCTTTTTGACTTTGAAATAGTAAATGGTACAATTATAAGAAAGAAAAAGATAGTAAAGATAAATAGAACTAAATATTTATGGTGGGAAGGTAAATTTCAAAGAGCTAGATATCTAAATTTATTTAAAAATTCTATACCGTTAATAAATTTATCAAAAAGTTTAATAAATAAATTTAAAGATAATAAAGATATATTATTTATAGCTGAAAGAATAGAAAATTTTCTATTACCGATGTTTAATTGGACACCATCAGAAGATAAAGGTTTATTTATAAGTGGAAGTAAAGATGAAGATCTACAAAAAAACATAGTATATTCTACACCAGGAAAGATAAGAGATGGAGTTAATGTACCTAATAAAAATTTATTAATATTAACTTCTCCAATATCAAATATTGCCCAAATTACAGGAAGAGTCACTAGAACTAAAGAAGGAAAAGAAACTCCAATTGTAATAGATATGGTTGATACTGGTTGTAAAGACATTTATAAAACTTTATTTCAAAGATTAGACTACTATGATTTAAAAAAATGGCCAGTACAGTTTATAATAATAAGAAATGGAAAAACTGAAGTTATTGATAGAAAAGAAGCTTTTAAAATTTTAAATGATAAAAATGATAATCAGTTATCATTGGAGATTAAATGACGAAAAAATCATTGAATGAAGAACAACAATTTAGAAAACTTTTATATAAGTTTATAGAAAATATAGGTAATAAATAATGGAATTTATATTTATATCAGATCTTCATTTATCGGGTTATACTAATGATAAAATGATAGCCGAAGAAAACTTGTCTGAAAGATTATTTTATATTAAAAATGCTTTACATAATGTTATTACTTATTGTAAAGAAAATAAAATAAATAATATTAAAATAGGTGGAGATTCTCTTCATAATAAAAGTATTATTCATACTATAGCATTGTCTGTATTATTAAATTTTATTAGAGAAAATAAAGATATACATTTTGATATTATAGATGGAAATCATGATTTATCAGGTAAGGGAGAAACTGTAGTTTCTGCTTTAATATCATTAGATAATGAACCAAATGTTAAGAGGATTGGTGTTGAACATATACTTTTTAAAGATGAGAAACATGATATACTTTATGTCCCATACTCATCAAAAATGGTTAATATTATAAAAAATAATTCTGCTAAATATTTAATATCTCATTTTGGTTTAAATGAAGGAATATTAAATTCTGGTCAAAGTATAGTTGGTGAAATTAAATTAAGTGACTTAATAGGAAAATATGAAACAGTGTTAGTTGGGCATTATCACAATCCCCAGAAAATAATTAGAGAAGATATTAGTTTATATTATTCAGGATCTTTAATACATTTAACATGGAATGATAAAAATGAAGAAAAAAGATTTTTAGTTATAAATACTGATTCTAAACAAGTCATATCAGTTCCTACTACTGGTTATAGAAAATATTTTGAATTGATAATAACTTCAGAAAATAAAGAAGAGATTATTAAGACAGCAAGAGAAATGAAAAAATCAGATCATTTAGTAAATATTAAAAAAGAGGTCGATATAGAAACAAAAGATATAGAGGATGAATTTCAAATTATAGATAGAATAGATAAAGATATAACAAATCGAGGACTATCTACATCTATGACAGAAATGGAAATCATCAAAAAATATTTAGAAATTAAAAATATAAGAAAAGAAGATTTTGAATCATATCAAAAAGTAGCTTTAGAAATAATTTCAGAATCCTCAGAGAAAGTTTAATGGATAAAAAACAAAAAATTAAGATAATTATAGCTGGTTCATATGGGACTGGTAAAACTACTCTAGCTCAAATTATATTAAATGCTTTAGTTGAAAAAAATATTAAAGTTGATATTGTTGATATTGATGAAGTAAAAGAAATGTTAGTATCTAAAACTTTAGAAAAAAGAATTGAGTCATTAAGTAAAACAGATATGATAGTAGAAATTAAAATTCAAAACTTGAGTACTCATTTATGAAAGAAGTTATATTAGAAGAAATAGGTTTTGAGAATTTTTGTTGTTATATAGAACCTATGACATTACAACTAGAAAGTCAGGGATTGACATGTATAACAGGACCTAATGGAATAGGAAAAACTACGATATTAGATGTTATTCCATATGTTTTATATGGAATAACATCAAAAGGTTTAAAAGGTGATGATGTTGTAAATGACGTAGTAAAAAAGAATTGTAAAGTATGGTTAAAATTTAGAATCAATGATATAAAATATGAAGCAATAAGATATGTAAAACATTACAAAAATGGAAATACTGCTTATTTATATCGTGGTAGTGAGTTAATAAAAAAAGGACATACTGAAGTAAAAGCGGAAATTGAAAGATTAACAATATCTCAAAAATTATTTTTTAATACATTATTATTTGGACAAAAAATAAAAGATTTTTTTACAAATTTAACAGACTCAGAACAGAAAGATATTTTTAGAAATATTATAAATCTAAACAAATATGTTATATATCGAGATCAAGCATCTAAAAAACTAGATGATCTAAATAACTCTTTAAATAAAATTTCTAATGAAATAGAAATAAACTCTAAAATTCTAACAGATACTGAAACTGAAATAAATAAACTATTAAAAAATAAAGAAACATTCTATATTGAGAAAGATAAAGAATTAAATTCTATCTTATCTGATATTGAAGAAATTAAAAATCAAATTGATTTAATTAATAAAGATATAGAATATTATGGAATTATAGATATTAATGGACTTAATACTATAAATAATATGATCATTAATTTTTCAGTTAAAATATCTGAGATTCAAACTAATAAAAATAATATAAATAATGACATTATAAATAGAAAGAAAGTAAAGAGAGCAGAATTAGAGAAACAAGCTTTAGATGAAAAATCTAAAATAGTAAAAGAAGATAATGAAAATATATCAAAAATAAAGGAAGAGATATCTGAATTAAAATTAAGTTATACAAATGATATAAATAGTTTTAATAATTTATTGACAGAAATGAACCACGATCTTTCAAAACTAAATGATGAATCAAAAAATTTAGAAAAAGAGTTGAAGGAAATTTCAAATATTCTTCTTTCAGATAAGTCCAGATGTTCTACTTGCAAACAATTACTTAACACTCCAGAATCTATTGAAATATTCAAACAAAAAGAAATTTTAAATAGAAATAGATTAGGAGTTTTAGATATAGAGATTAAAAGTTTTACAGAAGAAATAAATAAGAAAACTATATTAAAAAATGAAATTGAATCATCTTTTAAAAATTCAATATCTATATTAGAAGATATTTATAAAAATGCTCAAGCAGAGACTGAGGTAAAAACTTCTAAGGTTGATAATAAATTAAAAGATGTCTTAGATAGATTAGAAACAATTGCTAAAAAAGAAGTAGATTCTAAAACTTTAGAGATTGATTCTGAAATTAATAAGTTAAAAAACCAAATACATAAATGTAATTCAGATAAGTCAAAGATTGAATCTGATATATTAAGTCTTAAAAATTTAGAAGATATGTTTGTTTCTAAGAAAAATGATTTAGTAGTAAAAAACAATATGTTGAAAAATATAAAAATTAGATCATTTGATGATTCTATTATAGACAGTTATAAGTTAAAAAATAAGATTCTTAAATCTAAGATAGATTCTGGAAAAAAGAGAAGTATAGAAATTATAGAAATGACAAAGGTTTATGAGTTTTGGAAAGTTGCTTATTCATCTATAGGAATTCCAAGTATGTTAATAGATGAATCTATTCCTTTTATGAATAAAAGAGTTTCTTATTATTTAGATAAGTTAACATCTGGTAGATTTACTTTATCATTTGATACGATGAGAGAGAATAAGAGTGGGGAATTTAAAGATAAAATATCTATACATTTAGTAGATAATCATACACATGCAAATTCTAGAACTAAACTGTCAGGTGGTCAAACTAGACTTATAGATATAGCAACAATCTTAACATTATATGATTTACAATGCTATATACAAGATATAAAATTTAATGTAATGATATTTGATGAAATATTTGATAGTCTAGATGAAGATAACATAAGATATGTTTCTATTTTACTTAAAAGTTTAATTCTTGACAAATCAATTTTTATAATAAGTCATAGACATATTGACCAATTAGAAGCAGATAATGAATTAAACTTATGGAACTAGGAGATTAATGTTAAAAGTTAATATTCAATCAATAGATACTTTATTAAACTATAATATTAATAAAGGAGATGTAATAGAAGTTAAAGGAATAGAAGAACCTAAAAATGCATTTCTAGAAATATATCTCTCAGATGAAAATGAAATTACTATTACATTAAACCCATGGAAATTTAAAACGGAGGAAATAATTGAAGATAAAAGTTGATTTTGTTACAAACAGTTCTTCTACTAGTTTTATAATAGACGTTAATAAAATAACTAAGGAACAATCAGATAAATTATTCGATTGGGCACAATCAGAAAGAAACAAAGATGGTTGGAATATTCATTATAGTGTAGGGAGATATGAAATTGAAGGTTTTAGTATGATGGATAATGATGATATTTATGAAATATTAGAAAAATTAGAAATAACAGACGTTATATGGGAGCATTCTTAAATGAAAAATGCAAGTATTATATCATTAAGTAAATGTAAAGTAAATAAAGAATCATGCTCGATATTAAGAAGTAAAGATAAAAATCACCAATGTTATAAATTAAGAAAAGAAATTTTAGAGGGTACTGAGTCTTGGGAGCATTGTCGAGGTATTAGAACTCCACTAAATAAAACAAGAGTTGATATTTTAAAGAAAATAGAATCAGGTGCAACCTTATATTGGTGTGCTGGAGCATTTCTTAAATATATGACTGAATGTAAAAGTTGTGGAGGAATAAAAGAAATTGAAAAAATAATCTCAATGAATGATTTCTGGCTTCTTAAACGTGGTGAGTATATAGAAGAAGGAAGATCTGGAGAAGGGTCTATTGAATACAACATTACTAAAAAAGGAATTGTATATGCTTTTATAAATGGAGAATAATATGAAATTAAAAACAGACTTTGTAACAAATTCTAGTTCAGTTTCTTATATGATTTCAATCTATAAAGTAACTGATCATATTAAACTAGAAGAGTATCTAGTCAATAATTTCGGAAAATTAGGACAGCAGATTATTAATCAAAAAATATCAGATAATCTAGAAGATGTGATAGAGAAATTATGTTTAAATGATTATGATGAAAATGAAAAAATGCCTTATGATGGAGATAAATTAATAAAAGAAGTAAAAAATGAAATATTAAATTCTGAAAAAGTTTTATATTCTAGGAGTAGATCTAATATAATAGAACCAATAGATTCTGTTATATTTTATTTAAAATCTAAAGAAGCAGGAGTTGAGCCTATATTTAGTAACAGTTATTCTGGATATGATGGATAACAAATGAAAATAAAAACAGATTTTATTACTAATTCTTCAAGTACTTCATTTGTTTTACATTCATGTTTGGCAACCGAGATTTATGGAAATTTTGATATTAAAAATTTAGAAAAAGATCTAAATAAAGAATATAGAAAAGTAATAGAAGAACTTGGAGGTTATGAAAAGGTTTTACATATTGAAGAAGATAGTGTGAAACTAGGGGAAGATGATGAAATATCTAATGTTCAGTCAATTATATCATTAATTGAAACAAGCTCAGGTAATGCTGGAAAAGAAATCCAAATAATGATGGACTCAGATTTAAATTATATTTGGGATTCTGATCAACAAAAACCACATTTGTACCTAGCTACATTATTAAAAGAAATTTTAAACTCAATAAAATTTGATAAAGAAGTTAGAACTGTATATCATCAATTCATTAAAGAGTTTACTGGATCTGGTTGGCATGGAGGAGACCCACAAGGTAAATATATTTTACCTAGTGGTGCTGTCCTAAAAGAGACAATTGTAGGAACTATGGATATTTCTAAAGATATTGATATTAGAGATACTTTATTGATTACTGAATGGACTAAAGGAAGATAAAGATATAAAAACCATTAGTATGGAAAGGGGTATTTATGAAAATTAAAAGCGATTTTGTGACTAATAGTTCTAGTTCTTCATATATAGTATATATTCCTAAAAATGTAACATTTGATAAGTTAAAGATACAAGATAATATTGAAGGATCAAACTTGGCAAGTTTAGAAAAAGTTTATAACGAATTACTAAAATCTAAAAAGTTTAATGAATATGACAGTTCCGAAATATTTAGTACTCTTAGAACATTCTTATATAATAATAAGTTAATTGTGAGTTCAATAGATACGGGACCTGATTTTGGTTCTATTATATTGGTAGATTTAGAATCGATAAATAAAATAAATGAGAGGTTTTCTGATGATACGAATAGCTAACTGGTTATTGACAAGAAGATGTAATCTTAAATGTTCTTATTGTGCTATTGCAATGGATTATCCTAAAATGCCATTAGAATATCCTGAAATGGCTCATTATTCAAAATATGAAATGAGAACTGAAATAGTATTAGATTATTTAGAAAGACTTAAAGCTCATAATCCAAATATGTTTCATATTTTCTATGGTGGTGAACCGCTCTTAAGAAAGATCTTCCTGAAATAATTAAGTTTTGTAATGATAAAGATATTCAATATACTATTATTACAAATAACTCAAATGCTATTCAACCCGCTTTAAATGAATTAGTACAAAAAGTTGGAACTTTAAAAGGACTAACTTCTTCAGTTGATCCTATAATTATGAGGTCTGACTATTCCGATTTAGATAGATTAAAGAAAAGTAAGGCTGGATTTGAAAGATTAACTGAATGGAAGAAAAAAATAAATGACGTAGTTGCAGAAGTAACAGTGGATGAAGAAATGCTAGATGATTTAATACCATTAGTATCAATGTTAACCGAAAATGGTATTAGTAGTTCTATAACATTTGTGGATATTTCAAAAAGTAAATATTATGATTTTTCAAATATAACAGATGAAAAAGTACTAGTCAATAAGAGTGAAAAAGTAAGGAATATTCTTAAAGAATTGGAAAATGATAAATATGACGTTCATATGGCTAAAGAGCTATTGCCTAGGATTTATGATATATTACCATCAAATCTAGATTGTGGACTTGATAAGAATGTGCATAATTTAACCATAGATGCTGATGGGTCTGTCAGATTATGCCTTAGAGTTAGAGGATGTAAAACATCTGACCATTATCTAGATGAATATATTAACTATGATGGAAATATAAATGATAATCTATTATATAATATTAGAGAAGATAAAAAAGAGTTTTGTCTTAGATGTAATTGGACATGTGGAATCATGACATCTTTAATTGAAGAAGGAAGTTCAAATTATAATAAGTTAGTACATTCTGATAGGAGATAATTATTATGGCTAATGTAATTAAAACTGCAGTTGAATTTTTGCAAAGAGTTAAAGAAGGAGATTTTGTTTTAATTAAGTTTGTTAAAAAAGATGGTACTGATAGAATTATGAAGGCCACTTTAAATTTTTTAAAAATACCAAATGATAAAAAACCTAAGGGAGTAGATTTAGTAAAAATTTTAAAACTACTTCAAAATAGCAAAATGCTTAGAGTTTTTGATATAGAAAAAATGGACTGGAGAACTGTACCATTTGAATCAGTTGAATGGTTAAAAACCTTGGATAAACAAAGAAAAATAACAACATATACTATCGAAAAAAGAATAAAGGAATAATTGAAATTTATGAGAATAAAAAAGAATCTATCTCTCGCTATATTAGAAGTAGATACTAAAACAGGAAAACTTTGGTTAAATTCACCAGGATGTGTACTAAGAATTAGTGGAATAGAATTTATTAACAAATCTATAACAGATAAATTTTCTTTTATTGATATTATTGATAATAAAGCAGTATTAATAAAAGGAGAAGCATCATCTTATTTTGATGAAAACTTAAATGATTTTCTAATACAGTTAATTCAACTAATGCATTTAAATCTACAAGAAAAAACTAATATAATACAAAAACAATATTATAAAAAATTAATGAAAGTAATTAAAGAGTTTTAAGGAGTAAGATTAATAAAATATTATTTGTTTAAAATGTAGTAGAAGTGGTATTAGAATAACTTAAACCTCTTATTGGAGAAAGTAGTGACAATTCTAGATGAAATTTTAAAAGAAATAAAAGAACCTGATATTGATAATAAAATTAGACAAATATGTGATAGAATAGCAGAAGAAGAAAAAGTAAAACATAGCCTCCCACCTGAAGCACCAAAAGGCCCAAATATTTTTCTAGTTCTAGAAACTTTCCCAATTAGTAACTATGATAAAAATTATACATTTTTGACATTAGAACGAGAGTCGTACGGAAAATATATAATTGGAGTTTGGAAAGAAATTGAAATTGGAAAAGTTAGAAGAGTTAGAGTAATAGATATTAATGAAGACGACCCGAAAAGAATTATAAGAAAATATGCAGAGAAATACAAAGTTATGACTATTAAAAAATAACTGAAAGGGTAAAAATATGTCCATTCCGAAACCTATAGAAAATAATACAAAAGAAGTAGAAATTAAAATTAAAAGAATAAAGATATGATGAATTCAAATTCTATATTAATATCTCCCAATCAAGTAAGTATAGTATCAACTGATTTATTTTATACACATGTTGGAGAATCTAGTGTTGTTGATCCAGTGGCTAGAACAGTAAAAAAAGTGATAAATAGTGAAGATTTTATACGTAAAGTTTCTTCTAGAATGTATCCAGACACATCTAGTAAACTTCTTCCGCCTAATTGTAGATATCATAAATCTCTACCAAATAATCGAAGTATAGTTGTTATAGAAGAACAACCTCAAATGAGAACTATTTTAACTAGTAATCAAGTTAGTAGAGATATTGAAGCTTTAAAGAAAACTGGAGCATGGGAACAATATGGATATAAGGGTCTTGAAAATACAAAATATGGTTTAGGGGATGGTTCATCATTTAAATTTACTTTATCTTTTCCATATATAGTATATATTATGTCATTTAATGGAAATGATTTATGCAATATGACTATATATTTCAGACTGTCTCCTATAACTACATTGAATGATTATTTATTATTAGCCCCTTTACATAATATACCACAAGATCAAAGAATATGTTTAGGTTCATGGAGGGACTCCAAAACTATATCTGGTTCAGTATCCGAAGAAGTAGAAAAGGTAATAACTACTTTTTGGTCTGGAGTATTTAATATGGATTATACAAATAATTGTCTAAAATACTCAGACGTGTATGAATTAAGCAACTATTTTGTATGGCAATATTTCTCAAAAACTAATCCAATGTTTATTTTTAAAGTTAAATGGCATCAATGGAATAGTAATTTAATTACTGAAGTAAAACGTCTTCAGAGTATTCTTGGAGTTGGTACTAATACTGTGCCGTTTAGTTTTCCAGCTCTATGTGATGTATTATTATCTCCTACATTAGTTGCTGAAGAGGAAAAATCTCCTGATGTAAAGTTTCCTCTTTTTGAAAATTTTGTGGAGTCAATACATCTAGGAAACGGAAGTCTCTCAATTGGAGATGACATTGTTTATCTAGGAAAAAAATATTATATAACAGACTTTTTGGGAAATGTTAATTACAGTAATAGTCCCAGTTATATAGTTTTTACAGATGAAGAAGGTAAAAAGGATTCACTTAAATTAGACAGTAATACTAAAACAGAATTAAATAGTGTATTTGCTACAACAAAAGAATCAAAAACTATTAAATTACCTGCTTGTGGAGTTACTATAAATATTGGAGATATAGTAGAATTTACTGTAGATGAAACATTTAAAGGATATAGAAAAGTTGAAAATATCAGACTAGGTCTTGATAAGAGAAACCATATTAGACTAGGGAATGACTATTATTTTGCAGATTCTTTAAAAGTAAAAATTCTTGACTTAAGTAAAGGTATTGAACTACCTAACGGAACTACTATTATAATCGGCAATACATATTCATTTTTAGTAGATATAGGAACTTCATTACCAATTAAAAGAATTTTTGATGTAAAAGTTGAAGAATATATAGTACAAAGTGATAAATTAGCCATTAAAATAAGATACTTAGAAGGTGGAAGACTTGAAATTCATGATATCCATAATCTTTCCAATTTAGGAAATATTATTGATTTTTCTAAATTAGAAATAGTAGAATATAAAGAGAAAGTATTAAGACTTGGATTTAATTTACTAGACTTTAAAAAATCAATATTTGAAAAAGCATATATAGATACTAACAATTTAGATTTATATGTTAAATATACTCGAGCAGCATCAGAAAATTATGGAACTTATCCGATACAACAATATTTAAGTCAAAACTTCCCTCCATCTATAAATGATATATTAATCGAAAATAGACAAAGATTATTTATTCCTAGTTTTGAATTTAATATAGATTTTAAAATTGGAGATAATGTAGTAGTTGCTGATTGGTCTAATCCTCAAGAAATATTAAAAGTAAGAACTATTCAAGGATTTACTTTCGATGAGTCAACATATCTTTTAAATATAATTGTTAATGATCCAATAACTAATACTTCAAAGGTAGTTCCTTATGTAAATCTAGATCTAAGATTAGTAAAAGTTGGAAGTGTTAGAAAAGTATCTATAAAGCAAAGTTCTTATGAGATAGGAGATCAAATAAGAGCAATGTCAAGAGGAATTGCAGATTTTCCAATGAAAGATACTGTTTCTATTGTAGCATTTTTAATTGATACTGGAATTGAACCAATGGTGTTATGTTCAAATTTAGCAACTATATGGTTCAGTGATTTGAGGAAACATTTTGCTAAAGTTCCTGGTAAGAATATAACAATAGATCCATCTACATTTAAGAAGTTTACAACAAGTCCAGGAAATATGGTAATACTTGGAAGAGATAGTTCTTGTCCATGTTTTATATTAGAATATACAAAATCTCCACAAGATGTAGAAATTATGGAACAAGAGAAATTATTTAGACCAAGACTTATTGATCCACAAAAAGGAGGTTCTGTTTGTAGTGCTGAAGGATCATTAACCTATCATTTACCATATGGAATTCCAATTCCAAGACTAAGCCAAGCAGAATATATGAGTAAAAAATTACAAAAATGTTATATGAATGCACATGGTAGTTATATAAAGAATAAAAATTCACAATATGGAATAAGAGCTACTAAGTTTATGAATTAATGGAGGATTAATGTTTAACGTACATATTAATGATGGATCTAAACCAATACCCAATGATGATATTTGTTATATTATTGGAAAAGATGGAATATATTTAAAGAAAAAATTAGGAATGGTTGAAAGTTGTACAAAAGTTGATAATATTTCAATATTAAATCCAGTAAATATATATGGAAAGATACATCTTCCTAAAATACCATCTAAAGTATTTTGTAAAGTAGTCTCTTTCTTTAGAGCAGCATATGAGAAATATAAAGGTGAGTCAGCTATAGTTTTATATTTCAATGAAAAAAAGAATCAATATAAAATTGTAGTACCAGAACAAAAAGTTTCTGGTGTTGCAGTTGATTATGAAGTTGATACAGAACAGACTGTTCCTGGATATAAATTAGTAGGTACTATTCATAGTCATGCCAATTTTGGCGCTTTTCATTCAGGAACAGATCAAAATGATGAAAAGAATTTTGATGGACTTCATATAACTGTAGGAAATGTAGCCGAACCTGATGGGTCATTTTCTTTATCTACTTCTGTAGTTATAAATGCTTCAAGATTTATTGAAAAATCTGAAGATTATTTAGAAGATGTTATTTCTACAGATGGCGAAAAGAAAACATTTGTTGTAGAAGGAAAAATATATGAATATATATCTCAGGCTAATAAAGATAGATTTATATTTAAAGATAATGTAAAAGATGAAGATTTTGAATTCAACCCAAAATGGATGGATAAGGTTGAAGCAAAGAAATATATTACATATTATAGTGCTGGAAATAGTTATACACCACATTGGCAAAATTGGTTCGATCATGATGATTATGATCGAATGATGCAATATAGAAAAGATGCTCCTTATCGATATAAAGGCAAATATTGTTATAAAAATGCTAATGGAAAACATAGTAAGAAAAACGGTAATAGGAGAAACGATAATATTATACAATTTCCTAATGAGAAGCATGAAGAAGATTTACAAATTAATATGTTTAAATTAAATGAAGCAGAAAGAAATACTCAAACTGATGTTCCATGTGAGAAATGCATCTATAAAGATTTAAAATTAGATATTATAATTGATGAAATAGATGAACAAGCTGAAGAATTAAAAGAGGAAAAAGATGAGTTAAGACAATATGTTAGACAAATGTATCCAGATTTACCAGATAATGAGGTAGATAAAGTAATGGAGGGTATGCATTTTGAATAATATTAAAATAGTAGGTTTGGGTGGTATTGGGTCTGTACTAATAGAATCTATTTCAAGATTTTTAAACTATTCCATTCAATCACAAGATCCTATATATATAACTTTAATAGATGGAGATGTTTTTGAATCAAAAAATTATGAAAGACAAATCTTTCATATGTTAGGTAATAAGGCCGAAGTTAAAACTAAAGAACTTCAAATGAAATTTGATAGAGTAAATTTTAAGGCCATAAATTCTTTTGTTAATTCAGAAAATATTTCAAGTATAATTTCGAACGGTGATATATTGTTTTTATGTGTTGATAATCATAAGACAAGAAAATGTGTATCAGATTTCTGTAAAACTTTAGAAAATGTTACTTTAATAAGTGGTGGTAATGAAATTACAGATGGTAATGTTCAAGTCTTTATAAGAAGGGAGGGAAAAGATTTAACTTCATCACTAACTGATTATCATCCTGAGATAGAAAATCCTACAGATAAATCTCCAGATGAAATGAGTTGTGAAGAATTAAGTAAATCAGCACCACAACTATTTTTTACTAATCTAACTGTAGCAACTATTATGTGTTGGACATTTTTTAACTTTGTAGCAAATAATAAAGTCACAACATATTCAGAAATATATTTTGATATTAAAACAATGAGCACGTTACCAAAATTTAGAAAAGTGAAACAAAAAGCAGCTTAAATAAACTTTTTAAATTCAAACAGTCCTTATTTTAAAATGATAATTATTATGTTTATTTTCTTAAAAGATTCCTAATTATCATAAACCTTTATAAACAAAAAATTAGGAGATATAGAATGGATAGTAAGTATACCTATGAGAATCTTGAAGTAATGACAGTTGCAGAATTAAAGGGAATTGTAAAGGAACTTGGTGTTACTGGTTATAGTAAGTCCACAAAATATGATATTATTGATATGATTCTTTCAGAACAGGGAGTAGAAGTAACTCAAGAAAATTTAGCAGAGAAGACTATTGCAGAGTTAAAAGACATTGCAAGAAATCTTGATATGAAGGTTGAGAAGGGTGTTACCAAGGCAGATTTATTAAACAGAATTCTTGCAGTAGATGCAGGCGGTAAGGATGAAGTACATGCATTCGGTGGTAACATAGAAGCAGCACATAATATGGTTCAGGGTGGTCCTGCAACTATTACCGTATCATGTGGTGCTTCTGGTGGTAAATTTCCTGTTATCGGAAAGACAGTTAATGCAGTTGCAGATTTCTTAAAAGAAATCCTCAACATTGATCCGACCGCAACAGCCATGGTTAACGGCGAGTCAGTCAAAGGAAACTTTGTACTCGGTGAGGGTGACAACGTCGAATTTGTAAAGCAAGCTGGATCAAAAGGCTGCTAATTAAATAAAAATCCGAGGATTTAAAAATAGTACAAATCCTCGGGTTTTTTAATTGAAAAATTAAAAAAATAATTTAAAATAATACAAAAATATGCTTCAAAATATAAAATAAATTCGGAATCTAACTGTTTTAATAAGAACATAATAAATGATATGGAGGTGCAAAAATTTTGCATCAAGATATAGAAAGAATAAAAACTGTAAATGAGTTCTTAGAAAAAACTTCTACAACTACATATATTACTATATGTGTTATAGGGATAGGAACTCTAGGTGGATTTCTTTCTAGATGCATCTCTGACCTGGAAGAAGTAACTGAATTATGCATAATTGATTATGATATTATAGAAGAAAAGAATTTAATAAATTCAATATACACATATGAAGATCTGGGGCAGTATAAAGTAGATGCATTAGAAAGAATAATTAAAAGAGAGAATAAGAATATAAATATAACAAAAATAAACGAGAGATATATTGAAAGTAAAACGATTCTACCGAAGAAATATGATTTAGTTTTAGATTGTAGAGATTTTACTTATGACAGACTAAAAGAAATATCTGCTCGATTATATATTACATCAAGATATCTTATTATCGATTGTAGAAAAAATGTAACATATGATACTCATACAGAAGGAAAGTATTTATCTTTTTTAAGTAAAAATGATTTAAGATATGCAAGCGTTGAAGCAACAATGTTGATTATTAAAGGTGGTTTAAAGTTACTTATAGAAAATGAGTCAGTTATGTCAATTGAACTAGATCATCTAGATAGAAAAGTACATGATGACATTTCAAAATCAAAAGAAGTAGATATTATATATGAGCCTCACCAAAATGAAAAAAGATTCGTTAATTTAAAAGAAGTATTTAATTTGATAATCGAATATAATAAACTAAACGATTTAGTCATATGCTTGGGCAGTAAAAACGATTCCAATATAGATAAACTTGTTCAAAGGTCAAGTCTAAAAAGTTATCAAGATGTTTTACAAGTTTTAATGCCGCTAGTTTCTCTTCCCTATACACATTCAAGCTATCTAATTAAATTACAGATAGTAGATAATAAATATTATATTGAATTATTACCTGACACAGGAGCCGCGTAAATGATCCCATTCAAACACGAAAAAGTAGGAGACATTGAAAGCTTCAACTTTAATATAGAAATAGTTCCGGAATTTATACAATATCAAGGAAAGATTAAGAAAATTGTAAAAATACCAAATGACTATTTCAAGATTAGAGAGTTTAGAATTATAGTAAACAAAAATGTAGTTGAAGATTTAATTATAATGAATGCATTTCATCCAAATGCAACTCCAAATCCTAATGAAGTAGGACTAAAATTTGGAGAAACACCACCTTATATTCAATTTTTCTGTCTTCCAGAAAATTTGAAGAATAAAGATATGGGAATAGATTTTAATATTGAGCATTATATAGAATATTTTATCCAAATGTTAAAAACATATAACTATGATTCATCTTATTGGATAAGATGGAATGGATTTACTCTAATTGATTATGAACATGTGATAGATAAAGATGATAAAAAGTTAGAGAAAAAAGGTAAGAAGGAAAATCTTAAGTCTGCTTTAAAAGACTTAGGTACTTATGTAATATCAGATACTACTAATGCAGCTAAAAAATCATTATCAGAAGTAGTTTCATCTGATAATTTTAGGTTTCCTAGAAGTTCTTTTGAACTGGAATTGAGGATGGATCAACTATTATTACAACTAGAAAGAAATTTAATATTAGCGTTGCAACGGAGATTAGATGGTAAACAATAAAGAAGATTCATTAGAAGTAGTTATAAGAAAAATGATTCATAAAGAATTAGAAATAGTTGAACGAGAAAAGGTTGACCAACTTGTAAAAGAATTAATTCCTGAGTTAGATAAATTAATTTGTATTAAGGTTAAAGAACATCTAAAAGGAATTGCAGAATTTATATTAGAAAAGACTAAGTAATATATGGGGAGGTTTATGGATGCCCAAATTTTTAAATTTTCATGAATTTTGTAAAGAGTTGCCAGAAATAACAAGTGTAAAAATTATAGATAAAAAAAATTTCCATTCAGAAGGTTTATTTTCTGAGCAGATCTTTGGACCATTAAATAATTATACATGTCAATGTGGTATTTATTACGGCTCATCAAAGGATGGTTATTTATGTCCTGAATGTAATGTACAAGTTGTAAATAGTGATGAGAGGAGAAGAAGATTTGCAAAAATTATACTTCCTATTCCAGTAGTAAATCCATTATTTTATGATATGTTAGTAGATATTGGAGATGGAGATTTAAAAGATATATTAGATGAAATTATGAAAAGTGATGTTAGTATTATGTATAAAGATAAAGATGTTTATTATGTTACGGAACAAGGAAAACAACCGGAAGGAGTAGAAACCTGGGAACGACTTGATGCAATATATGAAGTAGTAAGTAATATCTCAAATAAATTAGCTGAGAAAGGAATCGAAGAGTGGAAAATAGTTAATAAAAATTTAGATAATCTAATAATAGATCAGATTATCGTGTTACCACCTGACTTACGGCCAGCAGCTAAGGGAATTGAGAGAAATAATCAAGTACTTGACCAAATTAATAGGTACTATGCTCAAATCCTTCATAAGAAGGAATCTATGAAGGATACAATTATTGATATTGAAAAAGATAAGAAACTATATTATAGTTATTATAGGCAAATTCAAAAAGATGTGTCAGAACTATATAAACATATACTTGAAAAACTTTCTAAAAAAGAAGGACTAATTAGAGGAAATATTTTAGGGAAAAGAATTGATTTTTCAGGAAGAGCAGTTATTGTTCCTGACCCAACTCTTGACTTAGATTCATGTGTATTACCTTATCTTATGTTTTTAGAATTATTTAAACTTCAAGTATCTAAACGATTAATATATAAAGGAAAGTTTAAACTTCTCAATAACGCAATTGATTTTGTTGATAAATGTATTGAATTAAAAACTACATCATTATTTAGAATATGTGAAGAAATTGCAAAAGATGAAGTATGTATTTTAAATAGACAACCATCTTTACATCGTTTAAGCATGATAGGTTTTAATATAAAAATATCATTAGATGAAGTAATTAAAATTCATCCATTGGTATGTCCTGGATTTAATGCTGACTTTGACGGGGATCAAATGGCAGTATATGTTCCTATTACTGAAGTCACTAAACAAGAAGTTAAAGATAAGCTTCTAATGTCAAAGAATTTAAATAATCCATCTGACAATAGTTTGAGTACTACTCCTAGCCAAGATATTATTTTAGGTCTTTATTCTTTATCTGCAAATTTATTTCCAGATTTACTGGAAATAGTTGAATTTAAAGGAAGAAAGATTACAGAAAGTAGAAAAATTGTAAATGAATGTTTTCCAGATGATTATCCAATAGTAGATGAAGAGTTAAAAAAATTAAATATTATAAAAATTTTGAATGATATTAAAGACAGATATCCTGAATCAGTTATAAAGGAAGTATTAGATAAAACTAAATTAGTAGGTTTTAAATATTCTACATTGTTTGGTTCAACAATGGCATTAAATGAATGTTACCTTAAAGATGCTGACAAATATAAACAAATTATTTATTCTGAACAAGCAATATCACAACAGTTGAATAGAGTTTCTTCTAATGAAACCAAAGACTTAATGAAAAAGAACTTTAATTATGCATATACAGTTGAATCTGGAGCTAGAGGAAGTTGGGATCAAGTTAGACAAATCATTTTAACTAGAGGATTTATATCTAACTTTAAAGGACAGATACTTCCAGTTCCAATTAAACATAGTTTAATAGATGGATTAAATCAAGAAGAATTTTTTCTATCAACATATGGTTGTAGAAAAGGACTTCTTGATGTAGCTTTAAATACTGGAATCTCAGGTTATTTATCTAGAAAATTAATATTTACTTGTTCAAATCTTCAGTTAGATGAAAACTTAAAAGATTGTGGAACTACCGATACATTAAGTATTTTTGTAAAAGATGAAAAGAAAGCAAAAATGTTAATCGGTAGATGGTTTGTAATTAATAATAATTTAATTTTGATTACAAAGGCTAATTACGAATCTTTTGTAGGTCAAACTTTAAATTTAAGAAGTCCAATATTATGTAAAAGCCCAAAAGTATGTACTACTTGCTATGGAGATTTATATAAATCTTTACATAGTAAATTTGTAGGAGTTATATCAGCTCAGTCTTTAGGTGAATGTAATACTCAACTCGTTCTCCGCACGTTTCACACGAGTGGAGTTGCATCTGTAAAAGATAAGATAAATAATAAAGATATGATCCAACAAGATATTATTGGAGATTTATCTTCAGTGTCTAAAATGCTTCATAATTTTCAAGGAAAAAATTATACAGATTTAGTTAGTAAGCTTTTTGAGGTATATAATAATAGTAGAAAAATTCATCATGTTCATTTTGAAGTATTGGTTGCACAATTGATGTGGAATAATCTCCATAAGTGGAGATTATTAGAAGATAGAGATAAAAAAGAAATACAATTTTACTCAGTTCAAACTGTGCCAGCAAAAGAAAGTTGGTTGTTAGGTTTAGCATTTAGCAACCCAAAGAAAAATATCCTTAGTGGTATTCTTTATCCTGGAAACTATACTGGAGTAATGGATAAAATTCTATGTGGAGAAAAGATATAGGATGTACTTTTGCGATTATGGTTGTGGTAATGAAGCAATAATTACGTTCAAAAATGGAAAAAAGTGTTGCCAAGAAAAATATTCAAAATGTCCCGGGTTACGAAAAAAATATAGTAACCCGGGATCTAAAAATCCAAGATTTGGTAAGCATTGGTCTGAGGAATGGAAAAAAAATCATTCTGAAAAATTAGTAGGAAGAAAGATTAAAAGAACTTTTATTCCTATAAAATTAGAAGAAGACAAAAATATCTTATGTGATTTTTGTAATAAAAGACTAGCTAAGTATAAATTAAATAATGGAAAAAATTGTTGTGAAGAACATCAAAGTAAATGTCCAGAAATAAGAGTTAAAATAGGAAAAAAAATAAAAGGAAAAATGGTTGGTATAAATCATCCATTTTTTGGAAAAACTCACACAGATGAAGTTAAACAATTACAATCTATTAGAGTAAAAGGAAATAAATATAATTTAAATACATTAAATAAGATAAATAAAAAGTATCCATTTTTTTCAGAGATTGAAAATACAAAAGAGATAAATGGAAGTTTAATAGTAAAATGTAAACATTGTAAAAAATGGTTTGAACCTACAAGATCTCAGTTATATGAAAGAATTTATGCTATAAAAAATAAAGGGACTATTCATGATACAGGAAATTCATATTTTTACTGTTCTTCTGAATGTAAACTAGAGTGTGTATATTATTACAGAAAAAAAGATCCTGACATTCTAAGAGAATATGAAAGATATAAACAAAATGTATTAAAATATACTAATAGAAATATAAAATTTAACTTTGATAAAATCGAAAATTCAAGTAAAAAAATAAATGGAGATAACTTAGAACTGGATCATAAATTTTCAATATATTCAGGTTTTATAAATAATATTGATCCAAAAATAATTGGTCATTGGAAAAATTTAAAATATATAAAAAAAGTAGAAAATAGAAAGAAAAGAGAATCTTGTTCTATAACTATTGAAGAAGTTCTTTCATATTCACAGGAGGTTTAAAATATTGAATATTATTAATCCTAATTTTAAAGTTAATGAAGATAAAAATATTTTTAATATTAGACAAAAGGAATTTGATAACTTAGAACCTTTAATAAGACAAACTATTTCTCCAGTAGAGGAACTTGGTTTTACTGTTAAAGAATTTGGAATCAGAGAAAGTAGATATACTGCAGGAGATCTAAGTAAAACTTTAAAACAAAATATAGTTATTAAACTTGAGAAAAATAGTACTGATATAGATATAACTTTAGCAATGCCAACATTGGTTGATAAAAATTATATAGTTATAGGTGGAAGAAAAAAAATTCCTCAATTTCAATTATTTGATGTTCCAGTTATAACAAGAGGAAAAAGTACTAAAATAAGAACGAATGTTGCTACAATTATAGTAGAAGAGGAAAAAAATCCACCATTTATTAGCGTAACTGTATTAAGTAAAAAAGTTCCACTTTCTCTTATTATTTTTGCTAAATATTCTAAACAAGAAATTATTGATAGATTTAAATTAGTGGACCTTGATGAGGAGTCATTAAAAAGAGATAATTATTATGAAAAATTATTATATGATTTAAAGAAAACATATATTGAAGCAATAAATTCTGAAATGACTCAAGATGATTTTATTAAAGCTCTCGGTGAGTACTACTCAAAATATAATGCTAAAGTAAAAGGTGAAGATGTCATATATGCTTTAGATATTATGTTAAAAGTAGATATTATGACCGCTAGATTTTTTAAATCTAAAAATATCATAGATGAAATAATTGAAGTAATAAAATTAGGTGAGATTGATGATCTAGATTATAGAAATAAAAGAATTAGATGTTTTGAGTATATAGTATTAGCAAAAGTTTCAAAAATTATATTCGACCTTTGTACATCAAATAGATCGCTAAAACAACCAAAATTTAATGTAAATTCTACTCAAATTTTAACTGAATGTAACGTGTCTGATATAGTTCAGTTTGATTTTTCTATTAATCCTATAGAGGAATTAACTAAACTATCTAGAGTAAGTTTAGTAGGCCCAGGTGGTTTTGATAAACAAAATATTCCGGAGCATCTAAGGGATGTAGCTCCTACAATGTTTGGAAGAATATGTCCAGTTGATACTCCAGATAGAGAAAATTGTGGAGTTCAGCATAATTTATTACCAAATGTTGATTTAGACGAAAATCTTAAATTTACAGATAAAATCCTAGATAAACAACCAATATCTATTCCAGTAGCAATGGTTCCATTCCTAGAACATGATGATCAAACCAGACTTCAAATGTCTTCTTCACAAATGAGACAGGCAATTATGTTAAAGGATTTTGACCAAGCATTAGTACAATCTGGAATAGAAGGAATATATACTGATCAAACTCAGTTTTTAAAACGTGCTAAAAAAGATGGAGAAATATTATATGTAGATAATAAATATATAATAGTTGTTTATGATGATAAAGAAGTTGAAATATTTGATATATCATATAGAAAAATTTATGTAGGAAATATGGACATATTCAAAGTCTATATAAAACAAGGAGACAAAGTAAAGCGAGGTGATATATTAGCTGAAAGTAATTATTGCCATGATGGAAGGATACAATTTGGAAAGAATTTATTAACAGGTGTAATGATTCATTATGGTTATAATTATGAAGACGGTATAGTAATATCAGATAGATTAGTAAAGGATGGAATTCTTACTTCTCCTCATTTTGTAGATTTATCATTTAATATCCCAACTAATAAGGTTTTATTAACTCTTGATTCTAAGAAGTATAAACCCTTGCCAGAAATAGGCGAAGAGATAAAAAATGGTAATCCCTACGCAATAATAAAAGAAATGCCAACAGATAACATGGTTGATTATTATACTGTGTTCGAAGAATCAAATCCATTATTAACTAAAAATGACACGATTGTAACTGAAGCAAACATATTTATTAATGAATGGAATGAGAATATTCCAGAATTTAATCATTGGGTTAAAGATGTAATTAAAAAGCAAAATAGAGAAGAAGAACAATTTCAAGGAATTCTTAATGAATATTTACCGAAAGACTCAGCTACTAAATTTATAAAAGATAATGATTTAGATAAATTTTCATCAGTTGGTAAATATAAAATAAAGAATGAAAAAATAAATGGTATTCATGTAGAAATGTATGGAATATTCTTTAGGCCTATAAAGGTCGGAGATAAAATTGGAAATAGACATGGTAATAAAGGTATAATTTCAAATATAGTACCACATGATAAAATGCCAAAGTTAGAGGATGGTAGACATCTTGATATTTGTATAAATCCACTTGGTATTATATCTAGAATGAATATTGGTCAATTATTTGAATTACATTTAACAATGTCTATTAATGATTTAAAGAAAAATCTTTTAGTAATGTTGAACAGTAGTTCAAATACTAAACAGATTGATATGAAAAAATATTTAATAGAATATATTAAGATTTTAGATAATACTGTTGGTAATTGGTATTCTTGTCAGTTCATATCTCAAATTCCAAAAGTTATAGATGAAAACTTTATAAATAATTTATTTATAGTTCAACCACCGTTTGAATCAACTCCAATACAAAAGATTGAAGAGGCATTAAAATTTACAGGTACTAATTTTACTTATAATTTACATGATCCTATTTCTAATCATAATTTCTTAAATAAAATAGCAGTAGGTTATATGTATTTCTTCAGAATGGTACATATAGCTGAAAACAGACTAGCGGCTAGAGGTATTGCATCTTACGCTAGAAGAACTCTTCAACCATTAGCAGGAAGAAAAAACCGTGGTGGACAAAGATGTGGAGAAATGGAAACTGCATGTTTAATTGCGCATGATGCCCCACATAATTTATATGAATTTCAGACTACTAAATCTGACTGTATAGATTTAAAAAATAAATATATTCGAGAACAAATAGAAACAGATTTAGTTAAAGAAGAAAAAGAGATTGATTCTGTATCAGAGTCAGTTAAATTACTGAATGCATACCTCACTGTAATAGGTGTAGATCGTAAAAACTAACTAAAAGAAGGGATATATTTATATATCCCATAAGGGAGAAACAAATGACTACTGTAACAATCGTAACATTAACTATCGAACAAGTAAAAGCTTATTTTGAAGGAAAGGGTCTAAATGTTGAAGATCCTGGAACCACTAATCTAACTTATAACAAGATGTTAGTTATAGAAAAAGATGCTGAAGCAACATATGGCAAAGAATTTTCAAAGTTCGTACGTAGTATCTGGGACAAAACCACAAAAGAGTCAGCAACAGGAAAGCGTAAATTTTGGAATTACTTTCCAAAGTACAAGTCATGGAATGATTTGACAACTGCCTATACTGCCTCTATAAAGAAGTAAGCTTAGATAAAAGTGGAGTTGGTTAACCCTGCCATATAATAGGGAGTGGTAAACACTTTTTCTAAACTACAGTTGGTGGAAACTTTAAAAGCCATATAGGATTTTTTAAATTGGTAGGGACCATGGTTGGAGGGGACTCTATAAAATCTATTCATTAGAATAGATTTTTTTTAGTCAAAAAAAGTTTTAAAAAAATATCTAGTACACGTTTTTAATTTTAATTGAAACAAATTCCTATATATATTAATTTCTAAGGAGGAAGTTTATTATGACCAAACACTAGCTTATTCGTCCGCCGTAAAGTAATCTCTTTTATGTAGTATTATTAATTAAAAAACTAAAAAGGAGATTACTAAAATGAATACGATTCAAAACACACCAAAAGAACTATTCAAATCAAAAGAACAATATCTACAGTTCATTCAAGCATGGAAAAAAGCATATAAAGAAAATAAACAATCTTTAACTTTAAAGCAACATATGTTGTACGCAATGTTCAGAAATAAAGATTGGAGAAAATGTTGTACTCCATGTACTAATAAAAATAAAATTAATAATGGTCAAAAACCAAATCAAACCACATTTACTGCATTTTTTGAATTAAGAAGAAATTATAGAAGTTTATGTGTTTTTGGTGAAAATGTTACGAATGAAATGTACGATAATTTAATTTCAAAATATCTTCCTGACCCAAAAGAGTTTAATTTAGGCGATTCAATTCCAAATTCCCCATATAAGGTTATAAATGAAACTGTTTGTTCTGGTTCGTAAGGACCTTAGTAAAAATCAACAAGCAGTTCAAGCTGGACATGTAGTAGCTCAATATCTATTACATGTCCAGAATCATTCATGGACTAACGGAACATTAATCTATCTCGGAGTTGATAATAAAGAAGAGCTAGAGATATGGGGAGATAAATTAGACATGCAAGGATTAAACTGGGTTGGATTTAAAGAACCTGATTTGAATAATGAAATGACTGCATTAAGTATTGCTTCAGATGAAAATCCTTTCAAAAGATTAAAACTAATGGAATTATAAACATGGGATTGATGTAATAACCAAGACAGTACGAAGAGGATAGACATATAACACACCATCATTCTCTTAACGACAATCGGGTAAATCAGTCCCATGTTATTAAAAAAGTAAACACCTCATTAGCTCAGCGGTAGAGCGATGGTCCCTAAAACCAAATGTCACGGGTTCAAATCCTGTATGAGGTATTTAATATTAACCACTAACCAATAAGGACAAAACATGAAGAGGATTTTCGGAACTATCATCTTATTAGTTTTAGTAGCATCTAGTGCTTTCGCATATCGTCCCTTTTACACAGAAGATGCTGAGATTGTAGGTGATAAAGTATTTCAAAATGAATTCAGTATCGATCAAATAGAATGGAAGTCAGAAGACACAGACACAATTATTACTGACATTGTTTATTACGGAATAAATAAGAATATTCATGTTGCTGCTGGCATCCCTTATTCCAAACATAAGATCTATAAAGGAGACTCATTCAAAGGATATGGAGATTTTTTCCTTGTCGGAAAATATATTGTTATAAGAGATAAGAATGATATGGCAAGGATTGCTATCAAAGCTACCGGAAAATGGAATAATGGTAGTTATGATAAATATGTTGGTTTTGGAGATAAGGAATATGCAGGTATTCTTTGTTTTACTCAACCAATATCTGAAAAGATACTTGTCCATGCTCAAAGTGGATATACAGTCGTAACTGACAGAAAAAATCCCGACTATAAGAATTATTGGTTATATGCTGTCGGTACTGACCTTACCATAACAAAGAAAGGTCATTTAATTGCAGAATTAATCGCCAATAAAAATTTAATCTCAACTCTTCAACAGCAGAGGTTCATAAATGTTGGAGGATATTATATTATTAATAATTACTGGAATTTTGACTTAACTTATCGTAATGGATTAACTGATACAGCTCAAGATCATGGTTTTGGTGTTGGCCTTGTATTTCATTATTAAAAAATTTGAGGAAATATGAAACCTATCAAAAATATAACTAAATGTGGAGCAATATGTATGGATAAGACCAAATAATAAGATTACCAAGAGGACTCCCTGTTTTATATATAGTTGCTTGGCCATTCGATTTTTTATATACTATATATAAGAAAGAATTTAAAAGATATGGGATCAGTTATACAGAAGATGACACTAAGTTTTATATTAAAGGATTTGTTTCTGGAGATACTCATGAGAAAGGACTTAGTATTGTAGCACTCGACAATGAGAAATGCTGTCTTTTGTATTATCGAGATGAAAAAGCTGAAATAATACGAAAAACTGCAAGGCTCGGATGGTACAGAAGAAATGAAATTATGGATGCTGGTATTGCAAATTGTCCCTACTAAATTATTAAGATAGGAGTAAATATGTCTACGAGTACACCTACTACACCAGAAGTAAAAAAGAAAGGGATCTTCAATAGGGCCCTTGATATTTTAGTTCCGCCAATTGAAGAAAAACCTTCAGTACAACCTCAAACACAGAGTGTTGTATCTGAGGTAAAAAGTATAAAATCTCCCAAAATTGACCAGGATATGTACGCATCTATCATGGAAGCATTGAAGGGAAGAGGGAGAGTTTTTCATGAATTTATGGGGAAGTCAGAGGAAATGAAAACCTTCGTTCCTGACGAGCCGGCGAGAATAAAAGCAACATCTATTGCGATGTCAGTTTCTAAGGAAGCTCTTTCATCTGCCATTAATGAGATCAGAACTGGTCTTACTGTTGAGAAAAATGGGTTTAGTATTGAAATTGAAAAAGCTTTAAAAGATAATTCACTCATTACAAACAATATCAACAGCATAGAGAAACAAATATCAGATCTTCAAGAAAAACTTGTTAGTCTTACAGAAAAGAAAACAAGTATGGCAACAGAACTTCAGGAGAAAATTCAAAAAGTTGAATCAATAAAAGAAATTTTTGAAGCAACTCTTGCAGCAATTACATCTGAGATCGATGCAATGGAATCAAAAATAAACTTCATATAAGGGGGCAACCATGGATATAGGTGATAAATCAAAATCATTTTGGGAACGTCCGGAGGGAACAACTGGAATGATAACATTAGCACTTCTAGGAATAGGCGGTGCTATTCTGTTAAGTACTGTTCTTCCCTTCATCATATCTCTTTTACAGAATACTATATATGCAGCTTTCCTTTTTACGATCCTTGCAGCTATTGTATTTCTGGTAACAAATAAGAAGATAAGAACTATAGTATCTTATATGTTCAAATCAATCATGAGGTCAATGACAAATGTTTTTATTACAATTGACCCTATCGGAATATTAAAGAATTATATTTCCGATCTTGAAAGTAGTCTTGTAGACATGGATGAACAGAATGCAATAGTGAAAGGACAAATAAGAGCTCTAGACATAGAAATAAATAATAATGAGTCTAAGAGACAAAAGTCCCTAAATATCGCAAAGGTTGCAAATGAACAGGGACAAAAACTTGCTGTTACTCTTGAAGGAAGAAAGGCCGGAAGACTTAAAGAAACAAATTTAACATATCAAGGGCTCAGAACCAAGTTTGAGCTCTTATATCGTACATTAATAAAAATGTACGAAAGATCTGACTTTCTTCTACAAGATATGAAGTCAGAAGTAGAAGTAAAAGAAAAAGAATATAATATAGTTAAAGCATCCTATTCTGCCTATAGGTCGGCAGTAAAGATAGTCAATGGTGATAAGGATGCAAGAGAACTTTTCGAACAGACCATGGAATATTTGGCTGAAGACTATGGAAAGAAGCTCGGAGAAATTGAACACTTTATGGAAACCAGTCAAAAATTTGTAGCTTCAGTTGATATTCAAAATGGAATATATGAAGCAGATGCTCTGAAGAATCTGGAAACATGGGAAAAAGACATGGATAATATTCTTCTTCCGGGCCCAGAAAAAAGAGAACTGATCGAAATGTCAAACGATATCAGTCATCCCCTTGTTTTTGAAAAAGAAAAAGTACCAGTTGCTGCAAGAAAGAAATCTGGAAATAAATATCTGGATGTTTAAAAATCAATCGGAAAAGGAGAACATCTACATGCAAGGAAGACGTATGGGTCCAGCACTAAAAGGAATAATTATTTTCGCAGTTGCAGCAGCACTTTTCTTCGGATTCGTAAAGTACAAACATATGATCATACCCGAAGGAAGACAAACAAAATCAATTCTTTCTGATGACACCAAAAAGGCGGTCAAGGACGGGACCAAGGTTTACAGTATATGTGTTGTTACTTGGCCCGGATATGCAGGAGCCCAGTTATTTAACAATGGATTCTCTGCAAACAAGGATTCTGAGTATTACAAAAAGTATGGGATCATGGTTGATTTCAAGATTATAGATGACCTTAAACCCAGTCGGGATGCTTTCATTGATGGTAAATGTGATCTTCTATGGATGACATTTGACTCAATGTCCCCAGAAGCAGATTCCTTAGCTAAAGTTGGGGCAGAAGCTGTATGGGGGGCTGATAAGAGCAGAGGTGGAGATGTTGTTGTTGTTACACATGACATCAAAACTATAAATGATCTGGCCGGTCAGCCAGTAGCTTTTGCCCAAGCATCACCATCAAACTCATATCTTTTGATTCTTTTGAAAGCGGCTGGAAAGGAATGGAGTTTTATAAAACCAGTTGCTGTCGACTCGGCTATCACTGCAGCAAAATATTTCCAAGATGGGAAAGTAAAGGCTGCAATCGTATGGTCTCCAGACGATGAAACATGTGTAAGTAAGGTTCCGGGTGCAAGAAAATTTGCATCTACAAAGACCCATACAGATGTGATAAGCGATGGATTTTGGGCCAAGAAGGAAAATGTTGAAGCCAACTTCAATGACTTCGTCAATATCTATCGTGGATGGATGATTGGAAATGCTAGAATAAATTCTTCTTCTGAGCAAAAGATTAAAGCTGCTAAGATTTTATCTTCTGGATTAAATATATCAGAAGGAGATGCAATGAATGCCTTGGATAAGGTGAGGCTTCTAACTCATGGTGATAATATAAATCTATTTGGAATGAATTCCTCGTTTACAGGTATAACTGCAGACGACCTTTATTCCAATACTGCAAGGATTTATGAAGCCATTGGTTATGCCTCAAATTCTCCTTCATGGCGAACTGTAAGTACTAATAAGATCATTGCGGCTGCTAGTGACCTTACGTCAGAACCAGGTCAGAATGCAGAAGGTCAAATGAAATTTACCGCTGCATCTCCAAGTCTCCTAAATGAACCGGTTATCGCAAGTCAAGCTGTAAGTATTACCTTCAACACAGGTTCATCTGAAATTGATGACAATGGAAAAGTTATCCTTCAGATAGCAGTTGGTGAAACTCTCCGGAAACTATCTTGATCAAGGGTAAAAATTGAAGGACATACTGATAACATCGGAGATCCAGCAAGCAACAGACGTCTATCAAAAAGAAGGGCAGAGTCCGTTGTTGGATATCTCGTATCTAAATATAACTTCGATCGAAACAGATTTATTGTTGATGGGAAGGGACAAGAACATCCCATTATGACAAATGAAACAGAAGAAGGTCGAAGAACAAACAGAAGAACTGAAATTGCAATTTTGAATTAAACTTCAAGTGGAGATGTATTATTAAATAATATTTGTTCGATAGTGTAAATCCTAGATTGCTTGTTGCAATAGGTATATCGATAAATCTGATAATACATCTCCACAATTTCTTTAAAGGAGAACTATGAATTATTCTTCTCTGTTTGAATTGAGAGGATTTGTACAAGAACGAGATAAAAAAATTTTAAGCATTATTGGAACGATGGGTGTTATATTTATATGGCAATTAATTGTAACAATATTTAATATAAATGAGGCAACATTACCTTCACCGATTAAAGTAATGTACTCATTTAAGGAGTTGCATTTTGAAGATGCATTGATAAGAAATGCATTATATTCATTAAAATTGAACCTTCTTGGTATGACATATGCAGTTTTATTTGCATTACCCTTAGGGTTTTTAATTGGACTATTTCCAATATTTAAACATCTTACTGAAAAACAAATAGCAGTGTTTAGATATTTACCATTGACATTACTTATAGGTGTTTTTATACATGCTTTTGGATTTTATGATATGATGAAGATGAGTTTTTTAGCAGTTGGTATTTTCGTTTATCTTCTACCTACTGTTGTACTTCGAGTAAGTGAAGTAGATGAAGTATATGTACAAACTGTTAAAACTCTAGGTGCGTCAAAATGGCAAACGATAAAGACTATTTTTGTCCCAGGAGTCTTATCAAAAACCTTTGATGACATAATAGTCTTAGCACCAATATCCTGGACATATATTATCATTGCTGAAATGATGAATAATACAGGTGGTTTAGGAGCTCTAGCATATCTTGCTGGACGACAATCAAGGGCAGATAAAGCATTTGCAATCCTTGTAACTGTCTTTATAATAGGAATGATTCTAGATAAAGGATTTTCCTATCTAGATAAAATTTTCTTTAAATTCAAATATGTAAAGAAGGGGGATTGATAAAATGAGTGTAGAATTTAAAAATACATCCCTTCCAGATATTATTGAGTTGAGAAATATAAATCAGTCATATGGTGACAAAGTAATTATAAAAGATTTTAATTTATTAGTTGAAGATAAACCAAATATGGGGCAATTTGAAGTAATTCTAGGCGAATCTGGATGTGGAAAGTCTACTATTTTAAGATATATCGCAGGACTACAAAAACCTACTTCAGGTGAAGTTTTTATTCATGCAAAACCAAGAACTAATGAACCGATAAGTATGGTATTCCAAAGATACTCTTCAATTCCGTGGTTATCAGTCCTTCAAAATGTAATACTTCCCTTAGATATTAGAAATGAGGGAGATAAAAAGGAAAGAGAACAAAAAGCAAGAGAAATGATAAAAACGGTTGATCTAGAAGGGCATGAAGATAAATATGCAGTTTATCCTCTCCTTTCTGGTGGACAACTTCAGAGAGTAGCTATTGCTAGAAGTTTGATTTCCAATCCTGAAATTTTATTAATGGATGAGCCTTTTGGGGCTCTTGATAATAATACAAGAAATAAGATGCAGGTAATGTTAGCAAAATTATGGGAGAAGTACCAATCAACTATAATCTTTGTTACCCATGATATACGCGAAGCAGTATTTTTGGCAGATAATATCTACATAATGAAGTCAAATCCCGCATATATTGAAAAACTAATTCATATTGATTTACCTTTAGTAAGAGATAGATATACTAAGAATGAAAAGAAGTTCTTAGATCTCGTAGATTATGTTGAGAATGCTCTACTAAATATCAATGTGAAAAAATAAGTTTGATTCTTAAAAAGTCAGAATAAATAATATAAAAGTCGGGGGCATTAATAGAAGACCTGTGAATCTTCAATGCCTTTGAATTTTGGAGAAATTATAGAGATGAAAGAAAATGGAATATGGACTCCAGAAGTAGAAAATGGAAAAATATTTATAGAAAGTTCTGACTTCTCTCATGATGTAAGATTATATATCGATGGTGATTTTAAAGACATAAAACAAAAGATGAAATATGCAACTGAACTTGCAGTAAGATTAAATTTTGTGAATTTAATAAAGTAGAAAAAGTCTTAAACCTTATAAAATATAGAAATTCGGGAGTCATCTAGTGGTAGGATGTAGTCCTTTGAAGACTGTCACGGTCGTTCGACCCGACCCTCTCGAACCATTTAAAAAATAATTTAACATATGAGAGAAAAAAGTGAAAAATAATATTACATTTATTCAGTGGTTTAAATCCTCCGGTATTTATATATCTATTATTTCATTAATAGTTTTAATCTACATGGGAATATTTTTAAGATTTGGATTTTATATGGTATATGAATTTCAATATAAAAAATATGTTCAAGAAGAAATCAAAGGAATGATTAATAAGGAGTGTTTAACGAATGATCATAAATATTAGTTGCAAAATATGTAAAAAAAGAGTACAAATTGATTCAACAGAGTATATATTAAAAACAGATGACTTCGGTAAATGTCCTGATTGTACAGGATTAAAAAAGATCATTCAACCAAAATTAGAAGACAAACATGAATGTAATATCTGTACAGATTATTGCACATGTAAATAAAGTTATCGCTCGGGGGCTAATGAATGGTGGTCATTAAAGGGCATTCCAGGTGATGTAAGACCATATGGGCCATGCTACAGATATTAAATCGTGGACTTGACTGCCATTCATTTTCTTTACTAAACTTTTGAGTATTGTTTTAATAGTAATCATTAATATAAGCCCTTATAATTCAACTGGTAGAATAGCTGATCTCTTTCTATATAGAACATATATAGAAAGAGGTTAGTAATGTTTTGTAAATTTTGCAATAAAGAATGTAAAAACAATAATTCGATTATAAATCATGAAAGATTATGCAAATTAAATTCTAATAGACATATAAGTTCATTTATAGAATATAATAAAAAAGTAAAGAATTTAGAAGTAATAAAATTAAATACTAATGGTGCTACAAAAGCAAAAAATTTAGGAAAAGTATTTATAATATCTAATAAAACTAGAGAAAAAATTAGAATTAAAAGTTTAGGAAGAAAACATTCAGAAAAGTTTAAGACTAACCAAAGATTTAATGCTTTTAAAAATAAATTAGGTGGGCACACTTCTAAAAAAGTCTTTATTATAAAAAAGAACATGGAGATATAGTATATTTACATTCAAGTTATGAATTAATAGTCGCTAAAGAACTTGATTATTATCATATAGAATGGACTAGACCTGATCCTTTAATTTGGACAGATAATGTAAAACATAGATATTATCCAGATTTTTATTTACCTGAATTTAATATATATTTAGATACAAAGAATGATTACTTGATAGAAAAAGATAAATATAAAATAGATAAAGTTATAAAAGAGAATAATATCAAATTATTTATAATAGATAAAAATAATCTATCATGGCTTAAAATAAAAAATATAATTTGCCCGCTAAGCATTAATGGTGATGCAGAGGTTTTGTAAACCTCAGAACTCGGTTCGATACCGGGAGTGGGCTCCATTTTAGGAGAAAAAGAAAGATGAGATATAATTATTATAAATGGTACTTCCATTAAGTAATTTTGCTTAATAGGAGGTACATAATGAAATTTTATACTTATAATTATTATAAAGGGGATAGATTTAAAATGTATTATAATTTTAGATCTGACTCAGTTCCAGGAATACATAAAAGAAGAAGATGGTTCAAAATTTATTATCATTGCCATATTGATTGCATGAATGAAAAAAGAAGATGGACTGATGATTTTAAGTTAATAAAAGAGTACCATATAAAATTCAGAATTAAAAGATCTATATCAAATCTTCCAGATACTTGGGATGATATTCCTAAAGGTAGAACAACTAAAGGTTGGAAAAGATCAAGAAAACAAAAACAATGGATGTAATTTGGTGAATATAAATGGAGGAATAAAATGAAAACCAAAGAAGAATTATTATCTGATTTAAAAAAGAAATATAAAGAATATGATGATAAATTTTCTATACTATCTAGAGAAAGTAGAACTATAGAACAAGAAATAGAAAAATTAAGTTCTGATATAATTTTAGAGAATAAATATCTATCTAAAGAATCTTGGACTCTATCTATCGGAAGAAGTAAAAAAGATTTTTATTTAACTAGTCATTTGAAAAATAGAAAGAATTTTCATGAAATATTAAAACTATCAAGTGGACCATATCATCATTCAATTTCAATTAATGAAGTTACATTATCATTTAATGACAATGATGTATATTTATATTTTAAATCTTCAAAACAAGGATTAGAATTTATAAAAGAACAAGGTATAAAACCAAATATAACAACACTCAAAAAAGATTTTGATGAATTAGAATCATCATTAATTAGTATTAAAACTATTCTGGAGATGTTTAGTGAAAACAATTAACGAATAAGTTCCTTTGAGTATTATAATACTCAAAGGAATTATTTTTTTTGATGGTGAGTATAGATTTTTATCAAATTTCTATATATGTGAAGTACCATTTGAAGGGAATATTTATTCTTCTTCCGAACATGCATATCAAGCTGCAAAAAGTTTAGATGTTGAAATTAGAGAACAAATTAGACTTTTAAAAACTCCAGGTGAGTCTAAAAAGTTCGGCGGAAAAATTAAAATAAGACCTAACTGGAATCAAATTAAATTCAATAAAATGTATGAAATAGTTTTAAATAAATTCTATAATAATAAAGAATTAAAAAAATTATTACTAGAAACTGGAGATGCAGAATTAATTGAAGGAAATTACTGGAATGATACTTTTTGGGGTATATGTAATGGAGTAGGAGAAAATAACTTAGGAAAGATTCTTATGGCAGTAAGAGAATTATTGAAAGGTTAGTATGAGTAATTCGTATTATACAGGCGATGAACATTATAATCATAAAAATATTATAAAATATTGTAATCGTTCATTTAAGAATATAGAAGAGATGAATGAAACTATGATTGAGAATAATAATAAAGTTGTCAAATATGGTGACAAGGTTTATCATGTAGGGGATTTTTGCTTTGGTTTAGGTAAAGATATAGTTGATAGATTAAATGGACAACATTATTTAATAATTGGAAGTCATGATAGAAATAATCAAAAAATATATGGTACTATGGTTATAATTGGAGAAGTATATGAGGTTAAAATAAATAATACTTTTATTTTTCTTAATCATTATGCTCAAAGAGTTTGGCCAAAATCTCACTATGGTTCATGGCATTTATTCGGTCATTCACATGGTAACTTGCCTTCATATGGTAAATCATTTGATGTTGGTGTTGATTCACATAATTTTACACCATGGTCATATAGTGAGATTAAAGAAAGAATGGACTCTATAGAAGTATCTGAATATAAAATATTCGAATCAAGATGGGATAGACCTATTAAATCAAAAGAATAAGGTTAAAATAAAATGTTTAGAAAATATGAAAAACATTTAGAATTATTGTTCCAAGTATAGATATTAAAGGAAAATTATTTTTATCAAAGGAAGAAGATAATAATTGGACATATAAAAAATTAATAAAAATAAGTTACTTGGAGAATAACGTGGAAAAAGTAATACAAATAGCTAAAGAAATAAAAAAGAATAATGGTTATTGTTATATAAATGGAGGATATGTAAGAGATAAAGTTTTAGGATATCCTTCTAAAGATATTGACGTTGAAGTTTATAAGTTAAATCCACAGATTCTTTTCAATATTCTTTCTAAATTTGGAACACCAAAATTAGGAGGTAAAAGTTTTGGAGTATTCAAATTAGATGAATATGATTTTAGTCTTCCAAGAAGAGAGAAAAAGATAGGGTCCAAACATACGGATTTTGATGTAGAATGTGATAAAAATATGACTCCAGAAGAAGCATGTATAAGAAGAGATCTAACAATAAATGCGTTATTAATGGATCCCTTTACAAATTCTATTTACGATTATTATGGTGGTCTTGACGATATAAAAAATAAAATTATTAGACATGTGTCTAATAAATTTTCTGAAGATCCTTTAAGAGTAATAAGAGTTGCAAGATTCAGTTCAAGATTTGAATTTGAAATTTATAAAGAAACTAAACTATTATGTGAGTCTCTATTATGTGAATTAAAATATTTACCAAAAGAAAGATTTTTTACTGAGTTTGAAAGTATTTTATTAAAGAGCAAAAATCCTTCTATTGCATTTAATTTCTTATCTTCAATTGGTATAATAGAATCTTATTATCCTGAATTAGATGTATTAAAATATATTGAGCAGGGAGAAAAATATCATCCTGAAGGATCTGTATGGAACCATGTTTTAATGGCATTAGACCAAATACCTTTAGAGGAAAGAACATTAACAACAATGTTAGCAATTCTATGTCATGATATGGGAAAAGCAATAGTGAAGCAAGAAGATAAAGGTGATGGTCATATCTCATTTAAATATCATGCAGATGATGGTGTTTATCCAGCTGAAAAGTTTTTAAAAAGTATAACTAATGAAACTCAGTTAATAAATAATGTTTTAAATTTAGTAAAACATCATATGAGGCCATATGATTTAAAGAAACAAATTAATAAAAATAACATAAGAAGACTTGCATTAACTGTTGATATTCCTTCATTAATGATAGTACATAAAGCAGATAAATTAAGAAGAGGTTATCAAGAATTAGATTTAGACTATATTCAGAAGATGATAAAAGTATATAATGAAATAAAAGATGAAGTTAAACCTTTAATTCAAGGAAGACATTTAATTGAATTAGGTTTAGAACCAGGAAACTATTTTGGCCCGATCTTAAAACAAATATTTGAGTTACAAATAAATGGTGAATTCTCAAATATTGAAGATCGAATTAAATTAGCGAAAGAGAGAAATATAATATGTCTAAAATGATATTAAGAGAAATGTATCAAGGTTGTTATAAGATGTGGAATTGGTTAGCAAAAAATCCTAAACATGATAAATCTGAATATCTTAATATTATTGGTATTTGTAGACCAATTCTTAAAAATAATTGTTATGCCTGTGAATATGTTAAACAACGATATAGAGGAGTTAGATCTAGTGGATGTAGAAGATGTCCTTTAAAAAGTTTATGGGTATCTAGAAGATCTTTAATAGATGATTATGGTAATAAAGTTAATTCATATTTTTGTGAAGATATAGAAGGGTCACCTTATGAAATTTGGGTTAATAATAATAGTTTTTATAGAAAAAGTAGTGCCAGAAAAATTGCAAGTTATTGTAAATTAAAACTAAAACAACTTGATAAGAAAAATGAAAGAAGACATGCAAAAAATAAAAGTAAGGTGTAAATGGGAATTTAACCATTTTAATAATTGTAATATTTGTTTATTTCAATTTGATTTTAAACATAAATATGTTAAATGTAATGAAGTTTTTGAAGTCGACTGGACATCTTTTTTAATTAATAAACATTTATTTACTGAAATAGGAGATAGGTAAAAATGAAAGTAAAAATTGAAACTGTAATAGATATTCCAGATAAAGTTTTATTAAAAGAAAGTGAATTTGCCTCAGCAGTTCAATTAATTTTTGATGATATTACTAACTATATAACATGTAGTCATTTACAAGATGCAATTATTTGGTGTTCTAAAGCTAAAACTGGAAGTCCAGAAGAAAATAAAAATTCTACTGAATATAGTATATATAAACATCACGAATGGTGGGGCAAAACATGTGGAGAACTTGATTGGAAATATAAAGAGATTAAAAAGGAATAATGAATAACTACGAAGAAAATAAAATACTAGAAGTAGTAACTGGTTCTAATTTATATGGAACCAACACTCCTTCTTCCGATAAAGATTATGTAGATGTTATGATAGGAGATATAAATACTTATCTAGGACTTGAAAAAGTTAAAGAGGTAGACCTATCAATAAAATCAAAAGACGAAAATGGAGAAAATAATAAAAATGCAGTAGATAGGAAATTATATGAGTTAAGAAATTTTATAGGATTAGCTATGCAAAATAATCCCAATTTAATAGAAATATTATTTGTAAATAAAGAGAATATAGTTTCTATAAATGACTTTGGAAATCGTCTTTTAGAAAATAAACATTTATTTCCATGGAAGGGCGCAAAACAAAAATTTTTAGGATATGCATTTAGTCAAAAGCATCATATGATAATAAGAACTGAGAGCTTTTTTGAATTAAATGCTGCATTTAATTATATATCTGAGAATCTACATTCGTTCCATGAAATATTTGGTAACAAACTATTAGCAGAATTTAGAGATAAAAATTTACCATTTTTAAATTTTACTAAAGGAACTTCATGTTCAATAGGAGACTTAAGTTTTGACATATCGAGAAAAATGAAAGATGTTGTTAAGATATTAAATGATAGAATAAGTAAAGCAACTAATAGAGCTGGACTAATGGAAAAGTATGGATATGATACTAAATTTGCTTCCCATTTAGTCCGGCTTTTATTAGAAGGGAAAGAACTTTTACTAACTGGAGAAATAAAATTTCCATTAAGTTATAGAAATTTTTTATTAGAGATAAAACAAGGTAAATATTCTATAAAACATGTATTGGATCTTGCAGATAGTATAGAATCTGAATTTGAAGAAATAACAAATAAAAGTAAACTTCCTTCAAAACCAAAATATGATGAAATAAATAATCTTTTAATTGATATGGTTAAAGAGTCATTATTCTAAGGAATAATAATTAATGAATAGCTTCAAGTATTTTAAAAATTCAGAGTGTAAATTCTTTCCATGCCATCATATGTGTGGAGATTTTTATAACTGTCTTTTCTGTTTTTGTCCAATTTACAAATTCAAATGTAAAGGTAATTATAAATTAAAAGATGGAATAAAAGATTGCTCTAATTGTATTTTACCACATGAAGAAACTGGATGGGATTATGTAGTTAATTTTTTAAAAAAACATCATTTCGAAAGAAAGGAGTGAGATCCTATTAATGGAGTCGGTAGTATTATTAAATCAAGATTTTTCTTTTATACAAGTTATTAATTGGCAACGAGCACTTCGGTTACTTATAAAAAAGAAAGTTGAAGTAATTGAATATACAGATAAAGTTGTAAAAAATGAAGAAAGAACATTTGTTATAACTTTACCCAGAATTTTAAAACTTATTTATTATGTTAAGAATTTCTACAAGAAGAAAGTAAAATTCAACAGAAAAAATATGCTTCTTAGAGATAATTATGAATGTGCTTATTGTGGAACTACCGGCAACAAAAATAATAAGCTCACTATGGATCATATAATTCCTAAGTCAAAAGGTGGTAAAAGTACTTTTGAAAATACAGTTACTTGTTGTACCTCATGTAATAGTAAAAAGAAGAATAGAACTCCTGAAGAATCAGGAATGGTTTTAATAAAGAAAGCATATGAACCAACACGTTATGATTTATTTAAAGACCAAATCTCTAATATAATTGCAAGATTTTTATAAGGAGAAGTATGTTACAAAGACTAAAACAAATTTTTAGAAACTCATTTACATTTCACAATCAATGGACATCAGTGTGGTTAAAACAAATAATATGGTTTAATATTAATTTTAGTACAGAATCACATAGATCTGTAATCAATCTTAAAATTATAAGTTTTGAATTATATCTTTGCGGTTTTGGTATTATTATTGATATCTTCATATGAGGATAATAAATGAACGAAAAAGAAAAACACATCGTAGGGATGTTATTATTACTTCAAGCTCATTCTGACCCAAATTCAGACTTTACAAAAAATGGCTTTTGTTGTGTAGGTTATGATTCATCACATAAAATTATAAGTCCAACTATATATGAAGTTCCAACTTCAATATTATTTTCTATAGTAAAAGTAGGAGATATATTAGAAAAAATTAAAAATGATGACTCTATAGAATTTCTAGATGTTGCTATCACTGGAAAAAGAATAGTTCCAGTACTTAAAGATAAAAATCTTAAGGATTAACTAGGAAAAAATGAATGACTTAGAAAAAGATTTATGTAAAAAAAATGCTTTCTCTTCAAGGATATCTAGAACCAACAAGAGCAGGATATTGCTTTGTAGTTTTTGATGATAAACATCTAGAACCAACTAGTATTCTTAATGATTCAATACATATATTAAATATAGAAACTATGGAATTAGGAAAAATTATTGACATTATTAATGAAGATAAAGTTAAATTAGTAGATTTTACGGTAATACATAAATTTATTTGTCCAGTATTCGATAGAGTACTTGTATAGATTAAAATGGGGCCATAGTTTAGAGGGAAAACAACACGTTTGCACCGTGTAGTCCAGAGTTCAAGTCTCTGTGGTTCCACCAGTCTATTATAATCCTCCACCATTAATAGAGTGAATTATTAAAACTCTACCATAGAGGTTAATATATAAAAATGAAAGTGATTATCGCAGGAACTAGAACATTTAATGATTATAAACTTCTTAAATCAAATTTAGATATATTTAAAAATCATATTGAAATATATCATAAAGATAAACTACCTATCATAATAATTTCAGGTAGTGCTAGAGGAGCTGATTCTCTAGGTAAAAGATATGCTATAGAAAATAATTTACAAGTTAAAGAATATCCAGCAGATTGGGATAAATATGGTAAATCTGCTGGATATCGTAGAAATGAAGAAATGGGAAAGATAGCAGATGTTCTTATATGTTTTTGGGATGGAAGGTCTAAAGGAACATTACACATGTTAAATATAATGAAGAAATTAAAAAAAGAGTGGAAGATTATTTATTTTTAAGGAATTTAAAATGACTGAAAAAGCAAGTCTAAAAGTATTTTTTACTATCCTAGGAGTTGACCAAATAAAAACATCAGTAACATATGAAGGAATAACTAAAGAACGTATAACCAATAAACAAAAAAGAGTTTATGAAACTATGAATTTAATAAAAGAAATAATAATAGAAAAACATGGTCCGGACAGTTTTAAAGGATAATTATAAAATTAGTTTGTTTCTTATTTAAAAAATAAGAACAAAATTATAAATAAAATAATCAATGTATAATAAGGAGATTTAAAAATGGTAAGGCTTCAAGATTCAATTCATTTTCCTAAATATATTAGGACTAATGAAAAATGTAGTATTGTAGAAAAGGGACATAGATGTGAAAATAAAGCTGAAATAGAAATGATAGTTGATGGAGATAAAATTTCTACAATAGTAAAATTCTGTGATACTCATGCTAAACTTTATGATGAACAATCTTATAATGAGTTAAAGTATAGAGATGAATCTTAATAACGGAGGAAATATGTTAATATGTGAATGTGGAAATTCTACTAAATTTTATGAAAGAATTGTGACCGTATATAAGGTTGATGAGGTGGGAACTAGGCATCTTAGAGAAGGACAAGTTACTAGACAATATTTTTGTGCTAATTGTATAAATATGAAGGAGGTATTTAAAAGTGAAAAATCCATATGTGGGACTTACTCATATACTACCAACATGGGAGTGGCTCCTAAAGTTGTGGAAAAAGATTCTGTGTAAAAGAGGATGGCATTTATTTGATGAAGTATATTCACCACCTAATCATTATCTTTCATGTGATGCTTGTGACCTAGATGTACATATTGAAAAAATAGAGGAGCATAAAAATGATTAGAAAAAAGTGTCCAGTTTGTAATAACAATATTGTTTTTGATTTTGTAGTTCCTACTAAACATTTCTATATTAGTGAAGTTGGTGAAATCAAGAGGGAAGAGTCCAGTATATGGATGGAAAATGCACGTTCACATTGTATTACACAATGTGATTCTCCAGGACTAGAATTTTATTGTAATCTAGACAAAGATCATAATATTGATACTCTGGAAATTATTGAATGGATGGATCAAGTTGAAATTGAATTTAGAGAAAAGAAATGTTTAGATTTAATAGGAGAATAAATTGTCCTTCATATATAATATTTTAATTGGATTAGGTATTATTTTAGGAATTTATATTTATGTAGTTTTAGTACTTAAAAACTTTAGAAGATTAGAACGTATTATAGGTTGTAATTATTACAGTGATTATTTTGAAATCCTAGAATTAAAACATAAAACTATAATAGTTTTATGTTTTATCCCTTGTTCACTTAATATCTTACAACAAACAGAAAGATTTATAAAAAGATTTATAGAACATTTTAATTTTACTAAAAAATATATAGAATATGACAATTCGCTTGAAAAAATTATAGATAATGTAAGGAAATAGGAGAAGTAATGGATATTAAACTAATATTATTAGTAATATTTGGGTTCTCTCTTTTGGGATTTGCATATGTTATGACTGTATTATTAAATTTTAGTTTTATAAAAGATTCATACATAAGTAAAACTAAACTATTTAAATATATAAAATTAAAAAATATAACTATAGTAATAATAGCTTTTATACCTTTTTCTATAAACTTTATTTTTCTCTTAGAACATTTATATAAGAAACTTAAAGAAGCTATAAAATTTCTGAAAGAATATATTGCTTATGATAAATCGATCGAAAAGATTATAGATAAATCTAGAGAATAGAGGTAATGAATAAGTGGTAAAAGAAAATCTACCTGATGTTCAAGAAACTAAACCGAAGATTCAAATACCAATTAATCAAGTTGGTGTAGAAAATGTAGAAGTTCCTTTCATGCTACAAACTAAAAATGGTCCTTTTCATGAGCTTACTGCAAAGACATCAATTCGTACTAATTTAGGTTCAAATAAAAAAGGAATATCAATGTCAAGGCTAATATTAACATTAAGACCTTTTTTAATGAAACCTTTAAAACACTTCTTAATTAATGATATTCTAACACAATTAAAAACAAATTTAGGAACAGATGATAGTTTCATCAAATTTGAATTTAAACTTCCCCTGATTAAAAAATCACCAAAGTCAGAAAATGAATTTCCTTTATATTATAATTGTCAATTTGAAGGAAAATTAGTAAATGATAAATTCTCATTTTATCAGGCAGTTAAAGTTCAATATGCATCTTATTGTCCATGTTCTGCAGAATTGTCAAAAGATTTATTAAATAAGGGTTACTCATCTCAAGGATTTCCTCATGCTCAAAGATCATATGCAACTGTAGCAATTGAACCAGTAAAAGATAAATATATATGGTTAGAAGATATTATTGAACTAGTTGAAAAGTCTATTGCTACAATTCCATATCCAATTATTAAAAGAATAGATGAACAAGAAATAGCTCGAATTGCGTCTGAAAATCCTATTTTCGTTGAAGATGCTATTCGACAAATATCTAGCAGTTTAAATTCAAAAAGTGAAATATATGATTGGATTATAAAATGTTCTCACGAAGAGTCTATACATACTCATGAAGCTATTGCTATATCATATAAAGGAATAAAAGAAGGATTTAACGATAGATCTTTTATAATATAGTAAAGATAGGAATTTATAAGATGGAATATGAAAAAACTGAAGACACGCCAGGAGATCTAATATTATCTATCACACAAGAACTTTATAGTTCTGATATATCTATAATTATTAAAAATTTAAATAATAAACCTATTATAAAAATAGTAAAAAATCGAATGGGAAATAATATTTCTTATACTAATGGAAAAGAATTTATACCATTTGCAGCTTGGTTATTAGCTATAATGAGAGACAAAAAAAGTGGTATAAAATTTTTTGAAGAAGCTACAGTTAAAGATATTCAAGAAAAGATAGAAGAATTAATGAGACCTTATATGGATGAAAAGATGGATGTACCTGACATACCTGGAGGTATATAATAGAAATGAAATTTCCAAAAATCCCATTTGATAGAAAAGATATATTTGAATCAGATTTAAATTTTTCTTGTAGTATAGATGAACATATTGAAAAACCTATAATACTTGTTGGAACGAATAGATATCTTATAATAGATAGTATAAAAAATTTAAATGATACAATAGATCTAGTTACTCATATGTTAGTAGCAATGAGGCCAGATAGGACAAAAATAAGATTATTTGAAGATGGTATTAAAGAAGAAGTAAAGAATGAAATAAAAAAACTAATGAAAAATATACGGAGGAAATAATGACAAAGCCTAAGGAAGTCGCAAAATCTCTGAAGGAGATTTTAGTAAATAATGATATGAAAATAATTCTTGACAAATCATCTAATATAGAACCTATTATAGAAAAAGTAATTGATTGGTGGTCTTATGATTTATACTCAAGGAGACCTGGTCCAGCATATACAGATGATAATGTATTCCAAGGTACTGATTTAGATATGGCTGCATTTTTATATGCTTTATCTGATAGAGGTGCTGCAATAAATATTCCATCATATGATAGAATGAGAAAATCTAGACTAAAAGAAGGACAAATTATAATCTCAAAAGAAAATAGACATGGTGAAATTGTAGGCCTTACTGCTAATAAAGAAACATTTACTTTTTCTGTAAAAATTAAAGATATGAATGTTATGAAAAGTAATGGTTTTGGAGATTTTAGAAACTTTTCTCTAACAGATATGGATGGTTCATGGTATGAAGGATGGAAACAAATTCAATTTATTCCATCAGAAAAAGAAGATAATTTTTTGAATGAATTTAGAGTAAAAGCAAATCATAATACTGTAATGTTTAAGAATTTTATTCATCCCAATAGGTGGATTAGTTTTTTCGGTCAATATTATTTTATAACAAAAGCACTTATAAATAGATTAGACGAAGAGTCAAAAGATTTAAATATTCAAATAAAAAGAATGTTAGAGAATGGGATTAATTACCCTCCTATAAGTGAAGAAGCTCAATCTAAACCAGCATCAATTCCTCAAGAGAATGGAAAACGAATTAATGTTAAGGCATTTGAAGTTGAGATTGATGTTCCTAATAATAGTACTAAATTTCCAGTATATTCAGATAGTCAGGAAAATTTAATATTAATTACTAGAAAAAGAAAAGATTATGTATATAAAATAATTCCTAAGTTACGTTTTGCAACTAGAGCAACAGAATATGCTTATTATTCAAATGGAGAAGGAAAATTTCCAACATGGTTAGAAAATGTAAAATGGGAAGCAGATTATATACAAAAAGGAAAAAGAAAAAAATGGGATAGATTAGTTTTATTTCAACCTAGTGTCGGTGAAATAGGTGTTTCTATAAGAAAAAGAGACTATGATAAAGTTGAGGTAGTATCAGAAAATTATTAAGGAGACATAGAGAAGATGGATGAGATTTTATTTTGGATATTAATAGCTATTGCTCTTGCAGCTATAGTATCATCATAAGTCGGAGGAATATGGATATAGATAAATTAAAAAAAGTTTTAGATCAAAATTTTGGAGAACCATTCTTACCTAAAGGTAAGGTAGAAACTAGTATTAGAACTGTTGGAAGAAGAGATATTGAATTAGACAATAATTTAAATGTTGTAAGCTCAGGAACTTGTTTGATAGAGGATTATATAACAGTAGAGGAATAATGAAAATTGAATTATAAAGAATACGGATATGGTGTTGGTAGTACTGCAGGAAAATATCTTAGAAATGAATTATTAAAAATACAAGAATATAAATGTGCTATTTGTGATGAAAAATTTAAAACAAAAAGAACTACAAATATGGATCATAATCATAAAACAAATGATATAAGAGGATTATTATGTAATAATTGCAATTCAATTTTAGGTTTTTCTAAAGAAAATATAGAAATTCTACAAAAATCAATTAAATATTTAAATAAACAATATAATCATAATGAAAAAATTAAGAATTTAATTGGTTCAAAAAGAAATATTTATAAAATAAATTTATGGTTAAAACAAGAAAATAGTTGTGCTATTTGTGAAATTAAATATCAAGAATTAGATAAAACTATTCATCTAGATCATAATCATGAAGATGGTATCATAAGAGGTATGTTGTGTCAATATTGTAATTGGATTTTAGGACATTGTAATGATAATATAAAAATACTTAATGAATCTATTAAATATCTTGAAAATAATGGATTAAAAAATATTATAAAAATAATTGAACCTAATATTAAATTAATAAAGGAAAAAACTTTTAAAGATAAATTCATTAAAATAGGACAGAAATTAAAATGGAGAAAGAAAAAACCATTTTCTGAAGAGACAAAAAGAAGAATGAGTGAATCAAGTAAAGGGAAAAAGAAAAACCCGACATCTGAAGAAACAAAATTAAAAATAAGTAAATCAACTAAAGGAAAAAATAAGAAGCCATTTTCAGATGATCATAAAAAACATTTAAGTGAATCAAATAAAGGAAAAAGATTAGGAACAAGAAAACCAATGTCAATAGAAGCAAAAATAAATATGAAAAAAGGACAAAAAAGAAGACGTGATATAGAAAAAATGGAGAATCTAAATGAAAATAGAAACTATAATGGAACTATATGAAAAAGAGCGTTTATATCAAGAAAAAGTATTTGGAGATTATGAAAATAATCCGGCTTTAAATGTTGCGTCATTTCTTAATTTTATAGAGATGTATTTAGAAAAAGCAAAAAAATCATATGCCGAGCCATGGACTCATTATGAAAAGTTTCCTGAATGGTTTACTACATGTAAAGAACATAGTACCCAAGATATGGCACCAGTAAAAACATATGAGTACCTAATAAAAATAATGGTCCTAGCTGGTGCAGCATTAGAAGCATATTCGGAATTAGATCCTGATTTTTGGCGAGAAGATAATAAACCAAAAGAAAAATGGACTAGGTAGTTTCTATATATATTAATTAGAAATAAAGAATTTTGGTTCGGAGGTTATTCTATGAAAGGAAATCTTTCAGAGGTTTTAAAAAGAAAAGAAGTTATACAAGAAAAACCAAGAGAAGATGAATTAGATATTCCTGATAAAACTACTCCAGTTGAAGCAACTAGTAGTTCAGTTATCGAAGAAGAAAAAAGAAGTATAGATATTGGGTTTACAAATCTTTCATCCTGGTTTATAGAAAATGTTAAGAATTTTCCAAATATAAAACAAGTAAAAGTAAGCATCCAAGGAATAGATCCCAATAAGACTTTAATATATTCAGAACCAGAACCTACTCCTACTGATCCAAACAACAGGAAACTGCAAGTTATTTATAATGCAATTGATACTCCAGTTTTAAATATACCTGGACAATTATTTGAGACTTATTTTTCTGGATTTAGAGTAATTCATGAAGAAAAAAATGGTATGTTATTAAAAGCATATATTGTTAAAACTGGAATGTATATTACTCATTGTATTATAGTAGATGGATTACCAATACCAGTAAAGATTGAAAAAGTCAAAAAGAAATCTAAAGGTATAGGACTTTTGAAAGTAGATATTAAAAATATACAGGATAAATTCGACAAGATCGTAGATTTAGAAAATATTCAATTACAATATAAACAAATTCAAAAACATATAAAGGATTTAAAAACAATAAAAGATGTAACTATATGGATGCTCCAAAGGCAAAAAGATATATCGGACATAAATCATCATCTTAAGCTTGACGAGCTTATAATCTCATTATTTTAAATTAGAAGGGAGAGATATTAATATCTCTCCCCTTAATTAAGAAGGTTTAATGAAAAATATTTATTTTTATAATGTAAAAATGGGAAGATGTAAACTAGAAGAAAATTTCAAAATATGTCCAAAATGTAAAGGATTTGGGGTTAGAGAATATTATATTACTTTTGATATAATTAGGCCGCCAGTTTGTGCTTCATGTGATGGAAAGGAATTTTAGACTGGATACAATCATTAATAATGAGAGAATAAAATGAATATAAATCATACTTGTAATCTTTTTCTAAGAGATATTTATTCATATGATATTGTTTCATGCCATTATACTATCTTAGAAAATTTAGGTATTGATCTATCAAATATTCCAAAAGATGAAAAAGAATTTAGGAATATTAAAATCGGTTTGTTAATGAAAGATAACCCAAAACTCATTCATATACTAAGGTCAATAACTAATTCAACTATAAGTGAATATATTTTAAGAAATGAACTAAAAGATAATGAAATTATATTAAGACAATATGATGGTATAATAACTACTAAACCATTAAATGAAACTACTGAAAGATATATGTCATTAGAACTCAGATGTATTATTCAACATATGATAATATCTATAGATAGAAATATGTATTTAGCATTTGATGGCAGTAAAGAAATAATAAAGGGTGTACCAAATACATATGAAAAAATAGAGGAAGTTTATTCAAAAATTTTACATATAAATTTTTTAAATAAAACTGGAATATTTTTATCTATGCAAAAAATAAAGAATAAAATTATAATGTCTGAAGATCCATTATTATTTGCTATTCCTATAAATAATGATCAAAATATAGTATATTTAAAAAATATGGAGAAGTAAAAATATCAAGTGGAATGGTGAAAGTTATGGACATAAACGATATAGATAGAGTAAAGTATTTTGATTTTTATATAAAACCATTTTTTAAAAGTATAGTAAAAGAGTTTTTGAAGTAAGAGGATTAAATGATATTAATAAAATATGATGATTTTTTAAAATTAAGAGAGGAAATAGCTGATAATGGTTTATATGGAGTAGTTATATTTGACGTGACTATAAAAAATATTACAGAAAAATTAGATACTTCTATATCTATGATAGAAAAATATATAAATGAATGTTATCCAGATAGAAACCTTGAAGTATCTGATATATATAGATCTGTTCATAAAGTAAAAAGTAGCTTAGGAAGGACTGATTTAATTATAATTGCAAAACCTGATGATTTAGCAATTAATATCATATTAAATTCTTTTGAAGGTCAACTTAAATTACATACTAAATTTTTTAATAAAGATGAATTTTATAATAGTTTTTTTAGTAATATGTATAAATAAAATTTTAAAGAAAGGTCAATAAAAAAGAAAGGTTAAATATGATTGTAGGAAAAACTATTTTAAATTTAGGTGCAGGAAAAAATCTACTTAAGACGAATGACTATCCAGACGGAACTATATTTCAAGTAAATGTAGATTCAATTTATGCAAATGAAGAAGTTGAACATATAATTAATATTGAAAAAAAACATAGAAGTTTTGATTTAGATTCTAAAATTTATAATAATTTAGGGAGTGTTATATTATATTCTAATTTAGATATATTTGAATTTTTAAATAAATATAAGGTTAGATTTAATTATATTATAATGCATAGATTTCTAGAACATGTTTCAAGAAGTAATTTACAATATTTTTTATATCTTTTATCAACAGTTGTAAATTCTGGAGGAATAGTAGATATTATTGTTCCTGATAATCATATTCTTTCGAGAAGACTGTTAGTAGAAGAACCCAATTCAAAAGATTGGGATGTTGAAGATACAATTCTTACAACTGAAATAGTAAATGAACCGAATATGCCTCATGCTTCTATTTGGACGGTACCTAGGGCTTATAAATATATAGAATTAGAAGGGAGATTTAAGATATATAAAACTGAAACTCCATATATATTTGATGGTCGAAATATTTATAGGAGAGTATTGGCAATAAGAGAAGATAAAATAAAATAGGAACTCTTATGAGAAAAAAGAAAAGAGGAGATTTAATATGTCTTTTAAAGATAGACATTTAGAAATGGGACTTGTAGAAGTCCTAGAAGGCACTTATCAATATTCTGATAAGTATAGTCAAGTTCAGTATAAAGAGCTAGAAACTAAAGAAGATCATTTATCGATCCCTGCTCTTGGAGTTTTTACTGCTAAACCAGAAAGTGAAATAGTAAACAGTGTTACAACATGGAGATTTTGCGGTATAGTATCAGATGATTATAAATTTACTGGTAATGAAAAAGAAATTAATCTATTAAGAAATTCTATAGGAGATGCATTATTTAAAGAATCTTCTTTTGTTAATCTACCAGCAAGAACTCAAATAAGATGTGAACTAGTTATTTCTAATAATAATAGTATTAGAAATGTTGGAGACATTTATCCACAAGTAGTTTTAGAAAATAACTATAATGGAAAAAAGAAAATAAAAATTTCATTTGGTTTAATGATTGAAGATGGATCAAGAAGTATCTTAAGTTTCTCATTCAAAAATAAACTTATAACATTAAGTCAGATACATATCAATTCATCAAAAACTAGATCTAGTGAAGTAGGTAGTTATGTTCAAATTTTTAACCAAAATGTATCTCAATTAATTTCTGAGAATTATAATAAAAGATTAACAGAAGTTGATATATTTAATACTCTAGATTTAATCGAAAGGATTGGTAAAAGAAAAAGAGAATCTGTTTCAGCTATTTTAACTGAGATGAAAAGTGAAAATAAAAATCCAGTTACTTCTTGGGAGTTATTTTAGCTATTTCTAAATATTCTACATTAGAAAAAAATTTAAATATAAAGACATATCTTGAAGATGCTGCTGAAAGAGTATTAGTAGTTCCGGCCCAAATGATTAATATGGTAAAAAAGTTAGAGTTAATGCATGGAGTAGGAATTGTTGATATCAAATAATAATTTTTCTCTTAGAACAATGGTAAGAGAATTATATAGAATTAATCCATGTAATTTATGTTTAGTTAAATCAGTATATAGTAAAGGTTGTGACGAAATTAAATATTTGCTATTAAAAAAATTAATGAAAGAATAAAAAAAGAGAGAATATATATTCTCTCTTTTTTTTGTTTCTAATATATTAGAACAAAAATAAAAAGGAGAACTTAATAATGCCTGATAGTTTTGACAGTAGGTATAGTACTTCAAGATCATATAATTTTAAAGTTACTATTGGTAATCTGGACTATTCTGGAGATTTAACAAATCTTAAAATTATATCATCTATATCTAGACCTTATCAAGTATTTGAATTAACCTTTTTATTAGATCCTACTGACGTTATTATTGCAGACAAAGATGGAAACGGATTATTTGGTCAGAAAACTATTAATCTATCTACAATACTAATAGGACAAGATGAAGTTGAAAAAGAAAGTATAGATTATGAGTTAGTTTGTATAGGAGTTTTACAAACTAAACTCCCAATTAGACCATTATTTGGAGAAGATAAAAAGGGTACTGAAAAAGAGAGAGCTGCTTATAGGTTTACAGGAGTTCCTAAAGAAGCATTCAAAACAATGAATACATTTGTAAATAAAACATATTTTGGAAAAAATATGAAAGAAATTCTTACAGATTTATTAGAGAATATTGCTGGACTAAGTAAAGATAATTATTATTTTGATGAAGAATATATTAACTCAAATACATTTGAACAAGTCATTTTACCTCCTACTACTTTAAATAATACTTTAAAATATTTAGATGAAACATTTGGTATTTATAGTGGTCCACTTTGTTATTTTTGTGACTTTGAAAATATAACATATATATTAAATTTAGCCACATGGGTAAATCTATCTCCTGCTTTCACTATATATCATTTAGCAACAGACTCAGATGAATCAGTTGATCTGCAAAAAAAGACATTAGATGGAGAACATTTTATATCATATTCCCCTATAAGAAGTGATTATGCGGGAAATACCAAATTTGCAGTTCTTTCTAAAAATCCTACTTTTATATTAAAACCTTCTGATGATTTATATTTGAAAGTCGAAAAGGATCTAACAAATATATGTTCAAAAAATGGAATAATATATAAATCAGATTATATTTTTTTAGATCCAACTGTAGAACAAAGAAAAAGATATTTTACTGAATTTACTGGGTATGAAAAAGATGATACAATGGTAATTTCTTATCTTAGTTCTGAAATAGCAAATCTTACATATACATCTGTTGATCTTTCTGGGAATTTACCATTAGATAAATTATTTGATGTTGGAAATTCTGTTAAACTAGAAACTCAGACAGTTCAATATCAGGGAGTATCAGGAAATTATATATTACATTCAACTGAAATAAGTTTTATTAAAAAAGCAGAATGGGATTCTTTAGCAACAGTTAATTTAATCAGAACTAATAAATTAATAAATTAATAGAAACAAAAAAATTAGAACAATAAACTGAGCGCTGACTCATTAGAGTCACACGCTCTAATAATATAAAAAAGGTGAGTCTTTTTTACTACAAAAATCATTCTCTATGGTCGTTACTTTGTTTATAGCATCACCTCCTCTTTTTGTATTCTGAAAAGACAATGATGTTCGAGCTCTGGAGTTTGTTATATATTTCTGTTCGCTAACCTCCAATGGTAGCAATTGCAACCCCCCTTCCTTTCTGGTAGATTTTCTACGGTCCTATGTTATACAACAATACAGAGGTCATAGATCCAGTCTAGTTGAATATCATTGTTGGGTTTTTTCCTAAATTTCTTTCTAGTATTAAATTTAGATTTTTTCTGCAACTCAATTTCCGACTCCAAAAAATGCAGTAATTCGATTCTTCTAGAGTCCATCGGATTTCCTCCGACATAGTTCTTTCGTCCCTGACGGATTTTACTTCTCTTTCCAATTTGAATAGATCCCTTGTAAGCTACCAACTGCTTACATAGAAGACATTCCCCAAATGAGAAAGTTCTACTAATCGCTTCTGTGAATAGGAGCTGAACTGGTGACTTTTTACATGCTGGGCAAATATTTTCAGTTCCTACTTCCCATGATGTATGTGTAAAGATAATGTGTAATTTTTTTAAATCATCTTTAACATGACCACATTCAGCTATTTTATACATTAGTTTCCCACTCATAATTTTAATATATTACCACCTCCAATATAAAAAATTGAACTTTGGCATACTCCTTTCTTTTTCTAGATTTTATACCATATTAAAACGACTTCCTCTACTTAGTTATTAATATATATAGATTTTAGAAAGAAACAATAATAAAAACTGGTAGAACAAATAATAAATTTAATTAAATTTAGGAGTTAAATTCATGTCAAATGTATTAAAAGCGAAGACTGAGAAATATTTAGAAGAATTTTTAAGATGTAAAAATTACTTCTCTTATTTTTGTAGTAGGTATATTTATATCGAACTTCCAGGTGGAGATGTTCCGTTAATACCATATAATAAACAAACAGAACTTATTGAAGCTATAAATAGAGACCATTTTATCTTAGTTTTAAAATCTAGACAGATAGGAATATCTACTATAATACAAGCTTACTCCACATGGTTAACTATATTTAATGACAATGCTGTAATAGGTATTATATCAAAAGATGGTCCTGAGGCTACAAGTTTTGCTAGAAATATAGCAAACATGATAGATAAGCTTCCTACATGGATGAAACCTCCTGGTGGGTCGGCTGGTCCAGGATATAGAAAAAGGAGTGAACAAAGTTTTATTCTAACAAATGGTAGTAAGTGCTATGCTGCTACAGTAAACCCGAAAGCTCCAGCTAAGACTCTAAGAGGTAAATCAATAACATTTTTAATTATAGATGAAGCCGCATTTATTGAACATTTAGATGAAGCATGGACTAGTATGATTCCATCACTTTCAACTAATCAAATGCATGCTAAAAAACAAAATGTTCCTTATGGAATCTTAGTACTTTCAACACCAAATAAAACAGTCGGTGTTGGATCCTGGTTTTTTAAAAAATATAAAGATTCTATAGCTGGAACAGAGATATTAAAACATTTTATTATCCATTGGAAAAAAATTCCTGAGTTAGCAAATGATCCAGATTGGTATAAAAGACAATGTCAATTATTTGATAATGATCCAAGAAAGATTCAACAAGAATTAGAATTAAAATTTGTCGCAACATCTGGAACATTTTTTGATGAAAGAATATGTACTATATTACAAGAAAATACAACAGAACCTATTGAAAAAGTAAAAATATTTAATGGAGAAATATGGAAATTTGCAGAACCTATTTTCAACAGGTATTATCTAATAGGAGTAGATACAGCAACTGAATATGGTGGTGATAGGTCTGCTATAACTATATGGGACTTTCATACTCTTGAACAAGTATGGGAATATCAAGGTAAATGTGAAATTAAAAACTTTATTAAAATAGTTGATTTTGCTGTATCATCTTATCCTGGTTTATGTATTATTGAAAGAAATAGCTATGGAGAACAGGTTGCTAAACATGTAAGAGATTCTGAATTTGCACATATGTTATATAAAGAGAAGACTGGTAAAGATGGAAGTATATTAAAACCAGGTATTGGAACTACATTAAAGACAAGACCGCTTATAATAGAATCATTACATAATTATGTAACTCAATTTCCAGAATGTATTAAATCTAAACGTCTTGTATTAGAGTTAATAGGATTAGTTGAAAAACATAATGGAAGAGTCGAAGCCGAAACTGGATCTACTGACGACTTAGTTTTAGTGCTGCCATATCTTTTTATGTAAGAAAATATGATGCTCCATTAGTATTAAGTCAACCAGAAGAATTTAGTAGTAGTTTTAAAGATATTATTAATATGAATGATGATATGAAAAGAGTTATAAATATGGGAGAAGGGGGCTCTTTAATAATGAAACAATTAAAAGATCATTCAAATAAAAATATTGAAAAACAAGTATATATAGATATGTTTTCTGCAATATATAACAGGAAGTAGAGAGGATAGCTTATACATGGATGAAAAATATTTAAAGGAGTTATTTGCATTACCAATAGGATTAAAGAAAGCAATAACTATAGACGATGAAGTATTATATACATCTGATAATTTAAAAGAAAAATTAAAAGTTGCTCTAGTTAAAGCTGATTTAACTAAATCTTCATCTATATCTATATCTAAAATGATAGAAAAAGATATGATAGTACCTTGTTTTTATAATAAAAAATTATAGATTTAATAAAATTTAAAATTTATGAAAAAAATGGTCCTAAAAAATTTGCATATGGTTTTTATTCTTTAAATACTAGAAAAATTATTCTTATTTTAGATAATATATATCATTTGGATATGTATCAAATAATTGGATTGGTCTTTTAGTTATACATGAATTAATGCATAAAGCATGTCATGAATTAGGATCTAAATTTTTTAGTATTTTTAAAACAGAATTATTAGAATATTATATTAATGTTTTTTCCACTTTTTTTAATATAGAAAAAAATAAAGACTTTATAGAAAAAACTGAAGGTATTTATAATTTTTTATGTAAGTTAGAAATGTCAAAAAAAGAATATTCTTTAAAACAAGTAGTAGATAAATACACTAATTATTTTAATTCTATATCACAATACAGTAAGTTCAAAAGTACAACTACTAAAAATAAAATAGATTTATATAACACAGCTTTAATAACATTTTTTAAAGATCCAATAAAGTATAGAAATTCATCAATTTTTAATGAATTTAAAGATGCTCTTAATAGTGGTTATAGTACTATTATATCTGGGAGTCCTGATTTAAATACTTTACATATACAAGAAGCATTTGTACCATCTGAAGTTATTTCTATTATATCTGAACATATAAAATCTGATAAATTTGATAAAGTTATTAAAATGATAAGTAAATAAAGGAGTTAAAATATGGCTGGAGAAGATTTTGATATTATGGATGAAGGAGTAGGTGAGATCAATCCAAATAATGTAAGCAGTGTAACCTCTAAACTAACTCAAGTAGAACTTAAAGCTAGAAAACAAATATTAGCACATAAAAGATTAGCTAACGATCAAGCTGGTACTATTTCTGCATTTAGAGTTGCAATAGATCAGTTAAATAAATTAATGGTCCAAATTGGTCAATCTTCAAGAAATATGGCGGTTAGTACAGCAAGATTTACTAGAGATAGCATGAGAGATTTTAGACAAACTATGAGTCAGGAATTTAATGTAAATAAACCTAATCTAGTAGTATGTCAATATCTAAAGTAATGGGTCCAATAGTAGGATTTGTTGCTGCTAAATTTGTAGAATCTGGTGTCGTTCAAAATGCACTAAATAAAGTTAAACAAAAAATGGGCGATACTTTTGAAAATTTAAAAGAGAGATATAAAGAAAGAAAAGAGAATAAAAGAAGAAATATTGAAAGATTGATTGAAGAAGGGAATAAGGGCAAAGTTCCGAGATTAGCAGCAGGCGGTATAATTAAAAGAGATACTTTTGCTAGAGTACATAGTGGAGAAGCTGTAGTACCAGTTAATAAACTTATAGCACCTTTAGAAAAAATCGCCAACTCATTTAGTGGTTCTGTTAAAGAAAAGAAAAAAGGAATGTTTGGAGATATAGGAGCTTCTGTTACAGGAAGCTATAAAGGATCTATATTCCAAAAAATGTTAGCAAATCTACAAGATATTAGAACTGGAATAGTAGGTCAAATGGGTACATTTAGAATTGTATTACATAAAATGTACATTGAAAATCCAATCTTTAGAAATGCTATTCGAGCTATAAGATTAGTAAATTTTGCATTTACCGCTCATAAAAAACTAATAGGATGGCTTTACAGACCTAGAGGTGGATATATAAAAGACCTTCCTAAAAAGGGATCACCTCCAGAGCAAACTGCAGCAATATTAGGTTTAATGTATACTGGATTCATGACTAAATATGATCAAATTTTATTTTATTTAAAAACAATGTCTGGTGGAGCGAAAGCTCCAAAGCTAAAGGTTTAAAGGATTCAATTTATAATAGGATTAAGAAAGCAAAAGAAGTAGAAGGTTTAATGAATAAATTTAAGGTTATGTCTGGGTATAAATCAAATGTTAAAGAAGATATTAATAAACTTCAAAAAACAATGTTTTCTGTTTTTTCAGGGTTTATACCTAAACTTACAAAAGATCATATGGATAAAACTATATCTAAAAGATTTAATATAAATAAGAGTGTTAGAGAAAAACTGAATGTTACTGTTCCTAAAAATTTAATTAAAGAAAAATTAAAATTACCTAGCAGATTTGATCTAGTTTCTAATTTAAGAAAAATGGATACTAGTTTAAAAGAAAAAAGAAATAAAAGAATTGAAGAAAGAAATTTATTAAAGGAACAAAAAAGAATAGAAAAGTCTAAAAAGAGGGAAGAAACTATAAATGCTATAAAAACTGGTACTATAATTAGTCTTTTAAAAAAGAGAAAAGAAGAAAAAAATTCTAAAGGTATATTAAATAAAACAGCTGGAGGGGTAAAATCATGGTTTGAAGAAAAAGCTAGAAAAAGAGAAGTAGAAAAAAGACAGAAACAAGTAAGTGAGTCTTTAATTAACGAAAGTAACTTATATAGAAAACAAATGGAAACAAGATTTAAAAGAGAAGAAATAGAAAGAAAGTTTAAAAGTTTTATAAGAGGAGAATATTTTAGAGACTGGAAAAATAGAACTAAGATATGGTGGAATAATAGAAGTAAAACAGGAGATAGAAAAACATTAGCTCAAAAAATTAAATCTATATGGGAAAATAAAAAATTCAAGAAGAAACAAATTAGCTTATTAGAACGTGCTGCAAACGGAATTGAATCTATAAGAAATGATACTAAAAAAGGATTCATTAAAAAACTATTTTCTTATATTATGTTGGCCGGCGGTTTGTTAATTAGAGGAATTGCTAAGATATTTACAACAGGTATTTGGAAGAGTATTACAGTTTTATTACCTATGTTAATAAAAGGATTTTTATTTAAGTATAAATTAATTCTTTCAGTAGGTAAAAAAATATTAGGTATAATACCATCATTTTTAAAATTTGCAAGACCGGCAATTGCTTTCTTATCTAAATTATTCTTAAGATTTGCAGGTGGTGCAGCTGGAGCGGCCTTATTAGGAATAGATGCCTTTAAGGGAACAAAAAAATCTAAAGAATGGGGTGTTTCAAAATCAATGGCTGGAATAGCTGGAGCTTTAGGTGGAACAAAGGGTTCATTTACTTCTGCAGGAGCTCTAGCCGGTGTGGCAAAAGGAGCTGCAATAGGAACTTTATTTGGACCAGGAGTCGGTACTGCAATAGGTGCATTAATAGGTGGTTTATTAGGATTTATAGGCGGAGAAAAAATAGCTAAAGGTATGGATTGGTTATGGAGAAAAATTGGAAGAGTTGTAAGTTTTATAACTAAAGTTATTACATGGCCAATTAAAGCTTTATGGATCATTGGTAAAAAGTTTATTTCAAATATTAGTTTAGTATTTGGTGGTGTATTAAAGAATTTATGGAAAGTAACAAAGGATATATCTTCTATTATATGGACTATATTAAAACTCCCATTTAAAGCATTATGGTTTGTAGTAAAAGATTTAACATCTAATATATGGAAAATGGTATCATCAATTTTTAAAGGTGATGTTGATAAGTTAAGCGAATCTATTTTAGATTTAATAGGATTTCCATTTAGAATGATCTTTAAATTAGGCGATGTAGTAATATCAAAAGTAAAATCATTATGGAAAGATAAAAATCCAGTAATAACTTCAATTAATAAAATTTGGAGAATTCTTACATTTATACCAATAACTATCACATCTATAGTATCGGGAATTGTAAAATGGATTATGGAATCTGCTGTAGATTTATTACCTTCATCAATAGGAAATAGGATAAAAAATACGTCAGTTTTTAAAGATTCTATTTCATTTCTAGAAAGTTTAGCAAAAGGAAGTTTTGCAACAGAAATAATACATCCAACTTTAACATCTAATGATGTTGCTAATATGGAAACAACAAAAAGTCTAACTATCGCTAAAGCTCAAGTTGGTGAAACCGCAAAACAAAATCAATCAGCCGCAGCTGCTATAAAAGAAACAAATGAAAAGCTTGCTGGCGCAATTGTAAATAGTACTATTATAATAAATAATTTTTTAGCTAATGTATCATCTACTGTAAGTAGTTCTATGGGCGGCGGTGGAGGAGGAGGATTTGAAAGACATAGGGACGAAGGAACATTAGATGTAGCTTCTGGAAAGATAAAGTAAAGGAGATATAAATATGATAGAGATACCAGAAATTATAGGGTTGCCGCCAAGTACATATGTAAGTGATGCTTTAATGGAAAATACATTTCCAGTTTTAGAAATAACTCCAGGAGTTCCATCTGGATCAAATAATCTTACATCATTTTCTTTTAAAGAAGATATAGATCAATATTTAAATATATTAAATTCATATGGTTTTAATAATAGTAGTGCATTAGAAGGATATTTAAAGATTGCTTTTATACCAGATAATTTCCCAACAGATACATTTTCTAATGAATATTCAGAAAATTTTCTTCAAAAAATGGGAGAAGTAGCATCTGATAGTATTGGTCAAATAGCTCAAATGACTGGAAATAAAACTGCAACTGGAACAGCTCGTAGTTTTGCTAAAACATTGAGAGAGTCTGGTGTTGCTGGTGGTGATACAATAGGTAGTTTAGTGGAAGACTCTATAACTCAAATTGAAAATATGGAGAAAAATCTAAGTAGTAAAAAAGGTGCAGCTGGAGCACTCGGTGCTATAGGTAGTATGGCTAATAAACTTTTGGCTGGTGCTAGGATAGATTTCCCACAATTATGGAAGAATAGTTCTTATAGTCCATCATATTCTTTTACAGTAAGATTATATAATCCTAATCCTTCAAATGATGAATCTACCGCCAAATTTATAGTTGGTCCATTAGCATCTATATTATTATTAGCATTACCTCATGCTGTAGATGCTGGTCTATACAGTTGGCCATTTATACATAAAATATCATGTCCTGGTCTTTTTATTTTAAATCCATGTTATGTAAATAGTATAAACATAATCAAAGGAGGAGATCAACAACAAGTAGCATGGAATCAAAGATTGTCAATAGTAGATATTAGAATTGATTTTTCTAGTTTATTTAATACAATGGTAGTAGAGAAGAACCCACAAACATCAAATCTTGGAAAGAGTAGACCCACATTAAAAACCTATTTAGATTCTCTAACTGACTACAGAACTATATGGGATATATATGAACCACCAAATGCATCATCTGAGGTAATAGAAAATATTAAGTCTATAAATCCTTTAGGTGATATATTTAGTAAACCAGGTACATTAAGTACTCCACCTGATTATGTAAGTAAACCTTCTCCTAGAATATCAGATACTGAACAGGAGAACTTTGTTGAGTTAAAGAGTAAGCAACCTTCTATAGCTTAGCAAATAGTATTTCTCATTACCATTGTAATATAATAAGCTAAAAATAATTTGCTTAGATATTGAGTTTGACTAGTTTGAGATTCAAACTTTCTTTTAAGGTAAGATTCAACTAATACTAAATCTAATAACATTTCAACTTGTTGTTTGAAATAAATATGTGAATTACTTCTTTTAGTAGCCATAAGTTTCTGAACTGACATAAAAAATTCTTTGCCACATATTGATTTTACTTCAGTTAAAGATTTTAAATATAGTTCTAAAATAATTCTAATATTTTCAGAATATTTTAAATTAGATATATTTTTAACTACAATATCAGAAAAGTCTCTACTAACCTTAGTTACTAATTTAGACTCAGCTAGTGCTTTAGAATCTATAATTTTATATACTGTTATTTTTTTAACAGTATCATTTACTACTTTAGAAGTTTGACTTGATAATTGTATCTCTATTCCTTCTTCAGTTTCATATGGTATTTTTACTGTAAGACCTTTCTCTGCGGCTTCATAATATAAATAACTAAAACTTCTAATACTTTGTACGTGTCTATGCCTACATTCTTGAATAAACTTCCCAATTTTAAATGGATCTGCATCACGAATTGTTTCAGTATGTTTTCTAATCATTTCAGTTGCCATATAATATATAGCATTACTTATAGTTTTATGAACTGAATATAAATGATTTTTTCCTAAATGTTCTAAAGTATATTTAAAATAATCTTTATTACAATATTGAATTTGTCTGATCATAGAATTAGTATAGGTTCTTATATTATAATATATCATTGTATAATTAAAACCGATTTTATCTCTTTTATCTAAAAAATAACGCATGATAAAAATTAATAGATTAGTTATAGGATCTATTATAAGTTTATTTTTTTTCTCGTCTCCAGTATAAAATCTTTTCACAAATTCTTTAACATCAGACTCAGTTAAACCAGTATATCTTAAAAGTTCATAATAGTTTTTCTTTAGAGGTGGATAATAACAGGGTTCTGAAAGACGTGTTAGTTCTTCAGCTGTAGTTTGGGTTATTTATCTTTTTAGTTCATCATGATTTACTTTAGAAGTTTTTAATAGAATATCCATAGTCACCAATTATTGAAAGATTTTTACAGTAATATCATCTTCTGTGAAATAAATATATTCTGGTCCATATTTTAATAACTCAGTTTGGGTTAGATTTTTAAGTTCAAAATTAAAATAAATATCAGATTCTGGCTTTATAACTCTACAATGTTTTACTCCTAAAATTTCTTGTACTGTTCTTATAATCTCTGATTTATATAATGAAATGCTTATACCAAATCTTTCTCCAAACTCACTCAATAAAGTTGATTTAATATTGTTAGATAATTCAACAAATGATATTGTATATAATGGATCTTTAAAAACATGTATTTCTAATTTTAAAGGAATAGTATATTCTGGAAATCTCCATCCTATATCATTATATATATATTTTTTATCTTCATTTTCTACATATACTATATCATTGGAAGACGGTGAAGTAAATATCCATTGTGAATTAGTTCCATCCGAATAATATTCTGTAAAGTTTCCAATTTTTCCTATCCAAGAACTATCTCCTCCAGTTTCATTTCCATTTACTATATACCTATCTCCTATTTCAGGTAATTCTGGAACTGTACTTTGTGAAATACTTTTTACCGGAAGTCTTGATACTAAATTATATTTCATATTTTCTAATATACCTGTAGTATTAGAAAATTTTAGATTAATGAAATCAGTAGTCATTTTATATCCAGAAAATTTAGCAGATGTTAATAGATTTTGTAAAACTACACTTTCAAATTCTACTTTATTTATAGAATCATAATATGATTTTTTAATAGCTGGAACATCATACAATGTAACAGATGTATCGTCATTTACTAAAGCAGTAGACACCATAAAATCATCTAATACTTGTCTAAATGTTAAAGTAGATGAATATACACCAATCGGAACTGGAGATCCTTCTGGATTTGGGTTTGGTGCATAAAGATAGAATATAAATTTTTGACTACCATCAGGTATTTTCTCATATGGATCAATAATAGTAGTAAATGTATTACTTGTAGAATCTAATTCCATATTATACTTTGCTCCATTTTTTAATATTTCAAGAACACATGTAGCTGAAGTTGAATCTGATTCTGGAGACACATAATGGAGCTCAAATTTTACTGCTGAAGTTGAATCTAAACTAACTGTTAATTGATCTACTATAAAATCGAATGAAGTACCATAGTTAGTTTCTAATGCAGGTAAAACTTCGATAGTAGATAATACATATTGATATGTAGCAAATTGACTTATCTCGTCAATATATAGATTAAAAATATTAATATAATCTTCTCCTTCAAAGTTTATAATTTCATCTCTTGGTATTTTACCAATACCACCTTCTATAATTGTTGGAACTGTAAAATATATGTTTCTAGTAGGTACTATATCATTATTATATAATAATGTTGTAAATAATTCAATTTCATTATTCTTAACATCAGATCTTTTTAATATAGGTAATGAGTTTTGTCCTATTGGAGAATTTTCAATAATCCTGTTAGCATTTATAAAATCATATTCACTTACTAATCTTTTTAATGACACAATATTAGCGATAGAACTTCTTCTAATTTCATCTAATGATTCCTCATCTTCTCCTCCAGTTGCAAGAGATGGGTTGGTCACTGTATATTCAGCTATTCTTGTAACTCCATTATCATTAACATATATTCTATCACCTTTAACTATAGATCCAGAAATTATATTACCTTCTGTTCCTAATGTTTCCCAAATTTTAACAACTGCAGTTCCACCAGATGGAGGTTGCATACCTATAATACCATTTCCAAAATAAAGTCTTCTACCATTTGTTGTTCTTCTAGATACATATCCATAATCTTCTGGACCCATTAAAAACAATGTTGAAAATTCTGTATATATAGTTTTAGTATTATTTGTAGGATCCTTTATAGATACTTCCATAACAGAAACTTTTCCATTTAAAGGAATATCTAATGTTATGAATTGTAAATCTTGCAGGTCAGATTCTAATTGGTATTCTTGTTCAATTGGTATTACTTGTTTTACTGGAATAATAAAACTGAAAAATTTATTATTACCAACAGTTGAAATTTTTACAGGTAAGTTATAAGTATTTATAAAATTATCACCTACTTTAGTTATAGAGGCTGTTACTGTAGTATTATTTATTACAATAACATCAACTGTATAATCAGTTGTAAAACCAATACTTTCTAGAGTATAAAATGTAAATGGGGTAGAACTAGGGTCACTATTAACTATATCTCTAGGCGGTATACTAAAATATATAGTATCTGAATTTGAGAAAGTCAAAGGAAATGTTAATATAACATCAGTAGTTGAATATTTTGATTCTTTAGGTTTATATACAATATATGCGCTGAGGTTTAAAATATTTTCTGGAAGTTGAGCCTCTGTCATAAAAAATTCTTTACTTGTAGATAACTGATAGAATAAAAGGTTACTAGTTAGACTTGAAAACACATTTATTATAAAAGATAGAAAAGAAGATTTAGATAACTCTACATTTTCTAACTCAAGATATGATTCAGCATAATCTATAATTTGTTGTCTAATTTGATCTCTAGAAAGATAAATTTGATTTGATATAATATTATTTGTCATAACCATCCCTTTTAAAAAAAGTAATATCCAGAATTTTGATCTATTTTAGATTTTAAAGATATTCTTAAATTTTCATTTTTTATTAACATCCTAGTTAAAGATTGAGAATCATCAATAGTATGAATCTTTTTATCATAGTCAAAAAATGTATAAGTATTTATAGTTTGAACTTCAACCTCATCTATTGTTCTGCTCTGTTCTGTATTAATTTTTAACTTCCAAACCTTTTATCTGAATTAGTTGAAATCTCAGCACCGCTTACTGTATATATAGGATATGTAGTACTATCATTTAGGTATGATTGTTCTAATTTTATAATATCATTTGTTAACGGTATATAACCATAACTAGATGGAATAACTATACTACTTTCATTTTCTTTAATAAGGCCAGTTTCAGTTCCGTCAAATGAAGTATTTATATCTTCTATAAAATATATAGGAAGTAATAATATTTTATTCCATTTTATTCCAGATAATGATCCTATCTTTTCATATGCCCCACCCATTAAGTTTTCATTATCCCAAACTGTTTCATTTTGATCTACATGATAATAGGTACTCAAAAATGCCACAGTATCTTTACTATAAATATCATAAACTAATCTCTGATATTCTTGTATATAATCATATATTCTAGTAAATTTTTGCATTTTATCCTGTTAAATTAATTAATGTATTTTCTAATATACTTGTTTTTAGAGTTGCAGGTTCTCCTCTATAATTAACATCTATTGTTACATTAAATCCTTTTTTATTAGTTAAAAATTTTATACTTATATTAGTAATTTTGGCCCTATCATCATAAGTCATTAAACATCTTTCAATCTCATTTTTAATTTTATTCATTGTTCTATTGTCTGCTGGCTGGAAAACTAATTTATGCAAATCTGAACCAAGTTCTGGATCATGGTCATAAGTACCCTTTGGTATATTTAAAAGTATATTCCAAGAATTTAATACAACTTCTATACCACTTATTCTTTCAAGGTCTCCAGAAGAGACTATTCTTGGTTTGTAATCATTATCTTTACTTTTTGATCCAACAATATGTTTATTAAACTTATCTAACAAATTTGCCATATTTAATAATCCTTATTTAAAATTAACCTTAGGTAATTTAAAATCTTTCCCATTATTAGTAGCCTCTTCAATATTCTTTTGCTTCTTCTCTTCTAAATCTACTTTCCATTTTATATAATCATACATTTTTTTAACAGGCATATTCATAACTTGATCATATGATTGTCTGCTCAATTCCATGCAAACAAAAATACTTTCATTCAATGATTTTTTATACTCGTCGTAAAAATTAGATTGAAAGCACGTTTCGAAAAAAGCTCTCAACTAAATCTATATTAGTAACCTCAGAGAATCCACATTTTGGACATTCTGCTTTCATTTTTAATTCTATTCCATACTTCCCAAAGTTCTCCAAATATACCTTATGAATCTCTTTCCTATCCCTAGGTAATAGTTGTAAATATCCTTCCAGTATTTCGTTTCTCTGCTCGTATGAGATAGGTTTTTTCTGTTGAGCATCATCTTGTTCAAATTTTAAAATTATTAATGATTCAGTTGAAGCATCAGTCAACCCAGCAACTTCTTTAGTCAACTTAATCTCATCTTCTAATGTTGGTTGTTTTATATAAGCAGTAACTCCCTTAGTGACAGGCAATGGAAGTGGTATAACTCTTTCTAGAATACTAGAATCTCCTGGATATTCATTATAATTAAAAGTATCAGATGCTTTTACTGTTACTGGATGTTTATTACCACAAGAAGTACATGTTATATCATAATTTCTTATATCATCATATGTAATATGATATAAACCATATAACAACGCATCACGATCTTTAATTGTAACATTTTTTAGAAATGAATTATAATCTTTGCAGGTGTCTGGTTTTTTTACTATACATTCGTAAATACAAGTATTGAGATGATCTAATATTTTACCTGGTGTAACTAAACTTCCTTTTAATTTTTCTTCCTCTTGTACTGTTAACGAACGAACTGTAAAAGATTTTTTTGTCTGTGGGGTTATTACTTCATACTCTGGAAACTTTATATTAAATCCTGTAAACATTTATACCTCCTTTAAACTATTCGATTAAATGATTTTATTCAATTTTTTCTTTAACTCTATAATTTTTAAATTTAATTTGTTATTACATTTATTTGGATTTTTAGTTTTCTTGCAATATTCTTTAAGTTTTTGAATTTGTATTATTCTCTTTAAAATTAATTGTTTTTTTATTAATCTTATACATTTGTCTTTTTGTTTATATTGTACTTCACCTAATTTATTACATTTTTTTGCTTCTTTAGTAAAATTATTTCTATATATTTTCCAAGTTCCGAATAATATCAAAGAAACTAATTCTGTACCTGGTATTGGTGCTACCATAAAACCAACTATAGATGCTTTTTGATATGAAGGCATCTTTTTTATAATATTTATTAGATCTTTAAATTCATATATTCCTCTTTTATATAGATCCATAAAAGGACTGTTCATTATTTTTGATACTTTTTTAATAATATTAAATGCTTTATTAGTTATTCCTTCTTTTAATATAATATTAATATCTTTTAATAAATCTTTATATTTTTCTTCTATGGGAAAAGAATTAGAAAAAAAATTTTCATTTATAAAACTCTTCAGACTAAGAAGATTTTTCTCGCTTAGATTTTTTCTAAATATAGAAAATTTTTCTCCTGTTTTCTTACCAATTTCCATTTTTATTTCTTTCCTTTAATATTTATTAAAGACACTACTTCTTTTATAAATTTTTCTTCTGCTACTGGTGCCCATTCACTTTTCTTAAATTTCCATTCCACTACTTTCTTTTCTTTTTCATTTAAATTTCTTATCTTTCCAGACAAAAGTAAAAACATTAGTTGATGTTTACTTGCTTCTTTTTGAATAAAATTTAACATTGATTTCTTAGAAGACTTAGGTAATTTAGATTCCGTTACTATAAGTCCACTCATTAATTGTAAAGAACTCTTATTAATATTAGACATATTATTCTCCTCTATTAAATACCACTTGGATTATAGCCTTGAATAGTTGATCTTGATGTGCTATTTATCATATCCATATATGTTTTACATTTATTTCTTACCCATGGCTCATGCCATACAGTATCCACATTAAATTCAATTTCAATATCTAATTTACCTACTGTTTCTATATCAGAATTAAATAAATCTTGTGGATCTTTATTTGGGAACATTCCATCATAAGCTGCATAATATTCAACAGTTTTTGCATCAGGTGTTGTTGTCCAGTAATACATAAGACCAGCATAAGTTTTCTTTGTGTATCCATCTCCCTGATCACCATCAGTTAGATCTGTAACACCTGTTCTATAGTCTCTGATAAGTTTGAACCATCCATGAAATATATCGAAAATTGGAGTTTTATTAAATTCTACAAATTTTATTGTTACTGAATTTTGATAATCGATATTTCCAGGAACTGCCCATTTTACTCCACCTAAACCTGTAAATTCTACTTTATTTAAAGTTCCTCCTGGAGGTGTAACACTCATACATGAAGCTGCTAATGTATATTGAATTTCAGTCTTACTAGAAAGGCCTGAGTTTCCAGTTGATACATAATTTAATAAACCATCTGGAAGATAATCGAACCAAATAAAGTGATAACCAGTAATATATGGGTCAGCAACTCCTACTGTAGTACCACCAAATTTTCTTGTTAATATATTTTCTTGAACCCTTTTAAATGAATTTTTCATTGAAACTCCTCCTTAATTATTTACCATAGTAAATTTTAAATTACCACAATCCCAGATTCTTTGATACCCTTGTTCTTTTCTTAAAATATATTCAGGAATATCCTTTGCTTCATCTGGAAGTTTTCTTAAATTAAATCTATGTATTCTATTATATCCTTTTATATACCAATAATTTGGCTTAGTAATATGGTCTAATTCAAAATCTAATTTATAATATACATTTCCTTGACTCCACCTTCTATCAGCATAACTGAATATTTGTTTCCATTTATAATTTCTTTTAAAATATTCCAAAAGCTTTCCAGCAATACCGATAACTCTATAATTAAAATCAATACAAAATCTATTTAATTCCCAAATATCTTCTTCTGATTTTGATCCTTTTGAAATATTTCCATGGCTGAAAGTCATTATTGATATTAAAATATCATTATAAAATGCTCCTAATTTAATATTAGAACTATCTATTCCCTGTAAATGAAATTTCTCAAGAAAATTATTTTTGGTTTTAGAATCTATTTCTTTAATTGTACAGTTTCTTGCATATATAATTTTTGATTTATTTTTGTTTAAAATCTGTTCTATACGTTTTTTAACTATAGATTTTTTAAATAACCATTCATCTTCAAAAATATGAATAAGTCTAATATTTTTATCTTTACATAAATTAGTTTTATTTACATGATAATTAATATCTAGTTTATCGTCAGAATGCCAATATAGCCCATCAAATTCTATAGCAACATTATAATCAGGTAAAAATATATCTAGTTCTTTTGGACCAATAATTTTCTTAGTTTTATAAACCACCTTTTCTATATTTATTTCATTCAAAAATTCTTTTAACTCAATTTCAAATCTAGAAGTTCCATTATTAGTTGGATAGCAGTTAGGACACCTTTTACCACACTGAACATAATTCCATATTGTGTTAAATGATGTTTTACATATTTACAAGTAAATGTATATTCTAAATGAGCACCATTATATTCTGGATCTATTTCTAAATTTTCATTTTTTAAAATTATTTTTACAACTTTTTCTCTTTGATATTTATATCTACTTTCTACTGCTTTAATATTAACTTCTTTTAACTTCATCATATTATCAGTTTTATATTTTTTGATAATATTATTTTTAAATTCTTCACTTCCATAACTAAAAGGAACATCAACACCATATTTTTGTTTATTAGTCTTTTTTCTTTTTTCTTTAGCTATATTTAATTTTTCATCAGTTAATGATATTTTAAATTTTTCTATTCTATCAAGGCTATTATTTGAGCACTTTAAACTACAATATTTCTGATATCCTAACGATATATTTTTAAATTTTGTTTCGTTTCCACAAAAACTACAATATTTTTCATTTTCATTCTTTAAAAAAAATTATCATAGTAAAATTTACTACTAATATTATGATTTAAAAGATGTTGAGATAAAGACTTTAATGAAACTAGTTCCTTTTTACAAATTTCACAATTCACTTAATTTACCTCTTATCATGTTTTTTTATTAATTTGTTCTTCTTTTTATCTGTTACAACAATTCCATTTTTTTCTGCATCAAGTAAAGTTCTCTTTCTTGTATGTAAAGAATCAATCGGAAATATAGACTCTACTTTTTGTTGAATTTGTTCTAAATACTTTTCTATTTTTTTCATATTGATTGAACCTCACGAGATAGTCAAATTTTTAATTTGTTCTAAAGTTTGTTATAAATGAGAATTATTATATTAGTTAATTTCTATATATATTAATTTTTGAAAAGAATTAAATTATTTAAATTAACTTATTTTTTATTGGAAAACTTTATGAAAATTTTTCTTGATTTTAGAATAGAAGGGATATTATATCCCATAAATATATATAGAAAGGGAATATGATAAAAAAAATAAAATCTGAAAATATGTAATCATGTTTAACTCTGAGTCTGGAGTAGAAATATTAACTGGTATTAACGGAAATCCAGATCCGTTTGTTTTAGATATGCCAAATATGATTGATATTGGAGTTATGGGGCATTGTAAAAATAAATGCCCTATGTGTTATCAGGGAGATAAAGATCAACCTAATATGACTTTTGAGAATTATAAGAAATTAATGAATGAAGTAAAAGATGTAGTTAATCAAGTTGCTTTAGGTGGACGTGGTGATCCTAATCATCATGAAAATTTTAAAGAAATATTAGAATATACGAGAAAATCAAATATAGTTCCAAATTATACAACTTCTGGAATAGATATTACTGATAATCAAGTAGAAACTTCAAAAATGGCTGGGGCAGTAGCTGTCTCTGATTATCAAAAAGATTTTACATACATTTCTATTGATAAGTTAATAAGAGCAGGTATAAAAACAAATATTCATACAATATTTTCAAACCAAAATGCTCAAAGATGTATTGATATGATTAATGGAGTTGATGTATGGAATGGAAGAGTGGATTTAAATAAATTAAATGCCGTTGTATTTTTGTTATTTAAACCTCAAGGAAAAGGTAAATCACTTCTATCTTGGATTCCGTCAGTGGACCAGATTAGAAGGTTCTCAGACGCGATCAAGGATCCCAAGTGTAAATTTAAAATTGGCATGGACAGTTGTACTGTTTGTAAACTAAAACAAATAGGACGAGAGTTCTCCAAAGTAGAGGAAATGATGTTAGATACTTGTGAAGCAGGAAGAATGTCAAGTTATATAACACCAGATATGAAATTTATGCCTTGTAGTTTTTGTAATCATGAAAAAGAAGGAATATCAATTCTAGAAAATGATATTAAAAAAGTGTGGGAGGAAGGGCATTCATTTAAAAACGTTAGAGAAATTTTACTAAATAAACCAATGAGTTGTCCATATTTTTTATGAGAATTAAAACTGACTTTGTAACAAATAGTTCTTCCACATCATTTATTATTGATGATGGAAGAACTATTATCCAGGTTGCATTTGAGATTTTAGATATTATAGAAAAAAAATGTTTAGATGATAAGTATACAGAGTGGTATAAAACTGAAGATGGTAAAGCTAGAATAGATGGTGATTTTTCTAGAGTTCTAAATGCAAAAAAACAAATTAAATATTTAAAATATTTTAGAGATATAAATATCTTTATTCCATTTACTACTTATATATCGACTTTTATCTATAAAGAATTTTGTACTTTTTCAAAAATACGAGTAGATACTTCTGATCATCATAATTGGAATAGTATAAATTATAAGTACTTTCTTGAAATGGATAAATGTTATGACATAGGTCATGATTTAAAATTTATAAATATTGAAGATCGTACAATTAATTCGAGAGATAAATCTATATGAGACTAAAAATTGATTTTGTAACTAACTCAAGTTCGAGTAGTTTTATAATGATAGGTGTTAAAAATAATGAAATCATAGAAAAATATATAGAAAGAATTTTATGGTCAAAACCAGGAAAAAAACTAGATTTTTATAATAGAGATAATTATTTAAATGACTATAATGAGATTTTTGAAGAAATAGATCATTCAATTTATCAAGTAGGAACATTTTATCATTTTTTTGAGAATGAAGAATATTATGCTTATAAAAACCCAGGTTTTTTAGGGCTTGATTTAGAAGAAATGTTAAGAAGAAATTTAAATTTTACAGAAATGAAAGCAGAAGTCATTAAAAAATTCAATGATGTTGAAATAGCAGTTGATGAAAAACAAAT